CTGTACGAAAGCCTGCTCGACGAAGCAGGAAACCCAAGGGTTGACGCTGACCGACTACACAACACCATACGTAAATTCAAAAGAGACATCGACGGAGAGTTCGACATGATTCGGGCTGCACTGTTGGAATACTACGATGATAACGCTGATATTTCTTGACGGCCTAAACGGCATCAACTACCACAGACTGATGACTCCCTTCCTCCGCCTCAAAGCGGAGGAGGGTGTCAACATCCACTTCTTCTCCAGCTTCAATGAGCTTAAGGAGTTTGACATGACGAAGGTTGGCTCTGTCATCGTTTCTCGTCGGTGTACCGTTTCCAACTACATCGAGTTCAAGAAGTGGCTCAAGAAGTACAAGGTCAAGCTAATCCTTGACAACGACGACTTCTGGGAACTTCCAGACGACAATCCAGCAAAGGAACACTACAAGAAGCAAGTATCTGGGGAGATTCTTGCAAGCATCCGTATTGCTGACGAGATATGGACTCCATCTGAAACCCTTGCGCACAAGATGCGAAAGGTGAATAAGAATGCTGTGTATCGAGTAATACCTAACACGGTATACGAGAAAGAAAAGCAGTGGGCTGAACAAGAGAAAGACCCGAACCCAAAAGGACTTGTTCGCTTTGGATACATCGGAGCCAATGGCCACCGCAATGACCTTCTTTCAATGGGTGTCACCTTTGAGAATCATGAGCTGTACTGCATGAACCTTATGGACTACCCAGACATCCTTCGGGCCAAGTACACAATGTATCCCCTTGACATCCACTTGTACGCGCAGCTCTATCGCCACTTTGATGTGGCTCTGGCTCCGCTCTTGAACAACAAGTTCAACCGATGCAAGTCGGACCTAAAGGTGGTTGAGGCCGGGTACACCAAGACGGCAATCATTGCCTCGAATACGACGCCATACAAGCAGGCCATCATCCATAACAAGACAGGAATACTCTGCTCTACGCCTGAGGAGTGGAGGAAAGCTGTTGCTGATATGACGTTGGAAAAAGCGCAAAACCTTGGCGGGGAGCTATACGAGTACTGCAAGAAGCACTACGATATCTCCCAAATCAACAAGGAGCGACTAAAGGGCTTAGTATAGCTCGTTGCACCCGCATCGCTCAGCGAAGAGGGCATCAATCTTAGCAATCTCGCTCAAGATTTTCTTCTCTTGACGACGTGCTTCAGCACGTGCTTCTGAGGTAGAATCGCAGTTAGCGAATACCGAAGCTGCCTTCTCAAGAAGGCCGTCAATTTGAATTTTCTTGCTCGGATTGGTGTAGTATTCCCATTCCATTGGTAGTTTCTTTTTGGCAATAGCCGTTACTTCCTGATTCAAAGGTAGTTAGATTTTTTGGTTAAACAAAGCGGGAACTGATGTGCCGAGCAAGAGCCACAATCAGCAGGAGTATCAAGATGAAAAATGACACCTTGTACACTTTGTAATACCAAGGAATAGCCAACAGCTTAACCTGCGGAGGGCAATCCACCTTGATGTAATGGGGTATTTGAATGGTCTTAGTTTTGGCAGAAACGGACAGCTTCTTGTTGCCGTTTCTATCGACCACAGTCTTAACGACTACTTGAAGTGAGTCGTTCTCTATTATGGAGCTGTCGCCTACCGCTGGTATCTCCAGCGTGTCCACAATCGTTATCGGGGGCATCGTAATCGTGTCCCATCTCGTAACAACCGTGGGCTCCAACAACAAAGCCGGGTTCTTCTGAATAGCTTTCTTCAGGTGCCATTCTGCCGAACACCCAACGAGTAAGGGGATTGCGATAACCAGAGAGAACCATTTCACAGCGTCAAGTACATTAGGGCCGACGAAAATACGACGAAATAGATGGATATGAATATATCCGTTTGCGTCATTCTTTTGAAGGTCGGCTTGATGAGGAGCTGTCGATTGAGTTCAGCAATGACTGAATCTTGGCGAGCCACAGTTTGGCTTGCTTGATGATGCTGAAAATACTTGAGTTTGTAGGCTTCATTGTATGCTTTGATTGTTGAGTCCATGGAAAGAAAGCGATTGTTCATGGCAATCGCTTGTGCTTTGGTCATTACAACTACTGTGTCCTTATTTTCTACTCGCTGAATCGGATACGCCGATTGCGAGTACATCGAAGTGCTGCACAGGAGCAGACTTAACAGCCACAATCTCATCTTGCATGACCTTTACTTGTTCGACCAATTGTTCTTTCTCCTCCTCCAGCACTTGGATAGTCTGTTTCATTTCTCCTATGCTCTTCGCTACTTGCTGGTCCGCCTTAGCTGATACTGCGCTCGCCTTTCGCATGGTTTGATTTGATTTCTCAATAATCAAATCAACTGGGTCGATTGGGGCTTCTGGTTCTTGCTTCTTTGCGATTACCACACCTACGGCAATTCCGGCAGCTATGAAGAGGATTGAACGTGTCATTTGGTCTGTAGGAGCATTTCGTTTTTAGCGCTGGTATAGGCAAGAGCTGAATCAAGACGACGAATATGCTCAACATATTTGTCAACTTTGACCTCGAGCTCATTTACCCTTCCCTGGCATCGGTCATCTATTTTGCCATTAGTCATCTTCTGGTCCACGTAAAGATAACCGATTGCAACAAGGGCAATGAAGGCGATAGCGGCTACTGGATTCTTTTGAAACTGGTCAAAAGAGACGGGCATTTTCATGACTTAGCAAACTTCTCTATTCCAGAGATACCAAAGCATCCCAGTGTTACTATAACAAAGCTGTTGTATACGTATTCGTTGAGGGGAAGATGCGTACCCATAACTCCAGTTACGAGGTCAGCAATCATCACCATAACCATTACCGCAAACGACAATGCACCAAGTACATTCTTCTCGTTGTAGTCGTTGCTATTTTTGAAAATCTCCGTCCATCCCATGCAGCAAAAATACATGGGTTAAAGAAGTGATTTAGTGGTGAAAGCGCTGGTCTACTCGGGCAACGGGATGTCGTAGAGTACGTAGTAGAGCGCATCGTCATCGTTTCTAAATGAGGTATTTAGGTTCTTTTGAGCCTTGTCAATAAGCTCGTAGTTCTCAAAATGCTCACCATACTGAACGATTGTCTGGTATGCCTCCTTCACCTGGTCTAAGCGAGCGCGCCTGTTAGCGCGCTCTGCCTCGCCAAGCTCAACCCACGGAGCCAAATCCGAATCCTCAAACTTCTGGTCCTTAAGGTTGTAGTAGAACTGCTGTCCGATGTTGACTGGGTAGTCGCGGAATACCAGGTTCTGAGAAAGCTGTGCGGTCGTCTCTAGTGGACGAAGGTCAATCTCTGGGTCTTCTGCCCTGGCCTCGATACGCTTTACAATCTCTCGGCGGATGAAGTCAATATTGGGAGGGGCAAAGTATTGACGGCCAATATATCCACCATACCCAAGAGCTTTGGAGAGCCATGTTGCGTCTTTGTTGTCAATAATTGGCTTTCCGTAGTTATCCTTGCCTTCAAGAAGGTTGTACCAAAGTTTCACTGAGATGTTAGGTTCGGCAAAGTTTCCAAGTAATGACTGGAGACTTTCGCTTCTGGCTATACCATCTCTTCCGAAAATCAAAGAAGAAACTTCATCGTATGGGTCTTCAGACGATATATTGACGTAGCGAATGGTACCATCTTCATTCATGGATACCGGCACGACGTTAGAGCCCTTCATCCAGTCAGGCATCAAGAACGGAACACCACGCATTTTAACGGCAAGCTCCTTCTCCTCTTCATCATCAAAGAATGACTGCGCAATGGCTATGTATCCAATGTTTGACATCGTAGACTGGATAATCAAAGCCGACAATGACTTAAGACCATCTACCATATATGCTTGACGCTGAGATGCTGACAGGTTCGTATTGTTGATTCCCTCGTTGATGTCTGCAATAGCGTTCTCAAAGATTCCATAGTACGAACGGAATGCCTCAAGGCGGAACGAAAGGAAGTCTCCAAACGGAAGCTTAGATATCTGACGAAATGATGGGTGCAGACGAGACATTGTTGGGAACGTCTGCTTGATTCGCTCTGCCGTCATTTGACGCACTTCTGCTTGCTGTTCTGGACTTAGCTCAGCATACGACTTGCCTTCTGGGTTTGAGGCAAGACGCTTGGCAAAGTTCTCTCTCTTGTAGAGATATGCAATCATCTTGGTATAGTCGTCAATAGCGCCGTATTGATATCCAATACGTGAACCCTTTGTATTCAGGCGATTCAACCAAGACCAGGCCTTATTTGGATTTACGTCGTTGTACATATCCATGTAAGACTGGTTGATTGAGCCAAGCAAACCAGCATTTATAGATGCACCAAGAAGTCCCAATTCTGCAAGCTCATCGAACACCGCCTCAGTATCTGCGTCATACTCCCCGGTTTTCCATTTCCTCATGCGGTTGGCAAAATCCTTAAACAGAGTCATGCCGCCCCGAGCACTGTTATATGGGAGCACACCATTTGCAAATAGGAAGTACCATCCACCCATGATGTTTTTGCGCCAGGTTGGGAGGTTGTAAAGGACACGAACACGACGAAGCTGCAGAAGCTGCTTGTAGTAGAACTTAAGAGCTACGTTGTTTGATTCGTAAAGCGGCGTCTGCTGGAATAGCGATAGAAAGTCGTTCGCCACCCACTTCCCATACATCGGCGATTTAGTTTCAGTAACTTCAGTATAGTCAGCTCGAAGCTTATCCATAATCATATCCCGAAGCTTGCCAACAGTACGCTTATTGTTTGCCGTTTTGTCATTTGGGTCAATAAGGCGCATTTGAAGGGCAAGAGAATTCATATTGTCCCAGCTAAGCTTTGCATCCTTCAATGCCTTTACTACTGACTGAGGAACAATCAATGAGCTGAGGCCTGTATTTCTAGCAGCTTGGTTAACCCTATCGACAAGCGTGTATCGCTCGATAATTGACGTAAGATTCGTTACGGTCTGGCTGAATTTGACAAACGGATTTGTCTCCTCTCCCATGAGTTTGCGTAGGCTTTCCGGCAATTCGCTGCGCTGCTTGAACTGCTTTGAGGGAACGCGAAGCTCGCCGAGCTTAGACTCGCCCATTGACTTGCTTTGTCCCTTCAGTTCAAGAATACCATTGACCTTTTTGCGAGCATCATCTGAAATCTTCTTGCTCATTTCCTGCTGCACGAAGGCCATGTAGTCATCCTCATCTGGCTCTCTGCCTGGATTGACTTCATCAAAAGGATATTTTTTACCGAAGGCGTCGCGAATGAATATCTCATCGACGTTCATGAACATCTCCTCGGCGATTCGCTCAGTTTCTAGTGTAATTATATCGTTAATCGCCTGTTCACGTAGAGACTCATCTACCTTGAAGTTTGGGTCGGTAAATAGGCGATAAGTGCGCGTTCCGTAGTATTGGTTTCTGTCTTTGATGGTCTCACGAAGCACATCGCTTAGATTGTCAAAAGCAGTACTATTCATCAATGTATCCTGAAGGGCAGCTCGAATAGAAACAAGTATTGATACGTCCGACGCTATCTTAGGATATTCCTCTTGAAGCTGTGCCGCTGCTTCGGCGCGGACAGCTTCATCTTCAGAAAACATCACGTCATAGGTAAGCTTATTTACCCTTTCTGTCTGTTCTGGGCTAAGCCCTTTTTGCAGAACGGTTCCTCTGATTTCTTTCCGAATTCGACTCATGGCCAAGAACAAGCGGTTCATGTGCTGAATGTTCATTGACTCGGAAACTTCCATCGCTTGAAGAATTGCTTTTGGAATTCCACGAAGTCGGTCAGTATCAAGAAACTTTTCTACTGCTTTTAGCGCGTCATCTGTTAGCGCACTAACTTTCTTTAGAAACACCTCATCACTGCGGAGCTGTCGGGCGTATGTCTTTGGCTCAGGGCGCCCGGCCATATTTTCATAACGGATATCTGTGACTGCCCCATCGGCCTCAAATGTTGACTTATTTGCACGGCGGAATCGGTCCGACTTAAGCCGAGCAGACACCGGAACAGCCGAGATATCACCACCAGTTTTAATGGTCTGAGATATGCCAGTCATGTATGAAGCAATATCACGAGCAAGTGCAGAGTCCTCAAAAAGCTGAACGCGCTGGCCGGTGAGCTTTGCTACAATGTTATTCAAGAATGCCTTGAGCTCCTCTAAGAAATTGTTCTCAAACGTAACCTGGTCATCCGCAAGCAATGCCCCGAGGTCAGTCATAAATTCTTCTGACTTATACGCGCCACCAGAAATCAAGTCTTCTCGTTCCTCGTACATATTAGCAAATTCATTTAGCTTCTTGACATCGCTTTCGCTAAGCCGGCGTATCACAAGCTCACGTAACTGATTGAAGTCTGTTGGATTCTTATCAAAGTGCGTAGCCCATACGTTGTGCCAAGTCTCGTGAGCAGCGGTCTTAAATGGATTTCTGCTGCCTTTATATCCAACTCCTTTAACGTCTTCTTTCTGTGGGCTGAACTGCACTACTATTCTGTCAGAAGGGCCAGTCCCTGTCGCGGTAACTCCAAGGCTAGTCTTAAGTGTTTGAGCATCAATTCCAGCATCTCTTCCGGCCTTTGTATATCCTCGTTTCCCAAACCCTACATTGAAGTATTTAGCATCTGGAGATATGCTCTTGAATGCGTCAAACGCAAGCAACAGCTTCTCCATCTCACGGCGCAACGATGGAGTTTGAGACTCCATCTCTTTGATGTACGCAAGGCGTTGATATGGGTCAAATAGGTTTGCGAACTCACGCTTTTTGAATTGGTCTAAAGCCGTGGTTTCAATGTTTGAAAGCCAAGACTCTTCGTCTGGAGTAAGGCCCTCTTGAGCCTTTGTTTTGGCCAGCTCGCTTCGCTGCTCATCAGAAAGACGGGTAGTCCCGGGAAACAATCTCCCAAGGATGTTCGTGCTTACTATTTCTTCTCTAGCTTTTTGAAGAGCTCTACCTGCTGTAGTCGCTTCTTGGCCTGCTCTAGGCTGGAATACTCCCCCAGGTTCTTGCCCTTCTGGGATTCTACTCTGTACTTCTTGGGCGACAGTTTCCGTATCACTTGGTTGAGGTGCTTGTTGTTGACGAGATTGAGCAGCAAAGTCATAGATGTCTTGAAGTTGCTGTGCGGCTGAGTTGAACTGCTCTTCAATAGCAGTTCGCTCAGCCTCCGACAGGTCGGGGTTTTTCTTTAGCGCATCGCTTGCGTTGATGACGTCTCCGACCAAGGTGTTAGCCTGTGCTATTTCCTCATCGGACAGGACACCAAGAAGGTCTTCCTGAATTGAGCGCATACGAGTGTACTTCTGCTCTACCAGGCTCTTGATTTTTTCATCAATCGCCTTCCGCTCAGGGCGGCCCTCTTCGATTCGACTACGGCGAAGGTCGCTTATCTGGTCATCAAGATTCGCAATCTCAGCGTTGTTTACGGCAAACGTGAGGTTGCGGATTTCAGCAAGACGCTTTTGGTCTTGCTCCGATGCAAACTGCGCATACTGGCGCTCGGCCTCCGTAGGGGCCTTCTCCTTGATGATGTTGTATGCAGTGGATAGACCAGGCGTAAGAACCTCCGAAAAGGCCTCAAGGGCGATTTCTCGTGGCTTGATTTCTTCTCCTGCGACAACCTGTCCAGACAGCTCTCCAGCCGCACCGAGTCCGGCTTGAATGCCTGCCTCTTTGGCTGCTACTTTCGCTACCTGCTTAGCGGTAGCTCCTGCCAAAGCGGGAGCTATCAGCTTACCACCTACCATTCCGGCAATGGCATCAAATGCGGCAACTGGGATAGCTCGGCGAAGACCCATTTCTTTGGCCTTTGCCATCAGTTCTTCGTCGGCGAATGCTTTGGTTAGCTGTTCTTCGTTTGTAACGTCTACTCCGTTCTCGGCCAATACTTCATTTATCTTGCTGCCGTACTCAATAGCCGCAGATGTGGCTGCCGAAAATCCGCCAAGAGCTCCAAGGGTGGCGCCTCCAGCTGCGGTTGCACCAGCAAGCGGACCCCCAGCTGCGCCAAGCGCAGCACCAGTTCCAGCTCCGGCACCCGCACCAGCAACAGCCCCAGCGATACCAACTGGAGATGCGGCGAACTGAGAGATAAGGCTCTCTGCTGAGCTACGAATAGCATCAAGAAGGAATGCAGGGGCCCCAACAAATGTTCCGGGAGCAGCAGCAAGCCAGTCTCCTTTACGAGGAGCGTCACGCTGCTCAATGTAGTTTAGGTACGCAAGGTCTTCAATGCGATTTCCGGGGCGAGAAACCCCTGTTGCAATCTGTCCGCGTAGTCCGCGAGCAACCGAGCGGTTGTAAAGACGCTGAAGCTCATTAGGAGATTCATCTACGATAAGCTTATCGGGTGCAGCAAATTCCGCTTTTCCCTCAACAGCAGCCTCTAGCCCAGCAAGTGGCTTCTCTTCCTTGAACGACGGGAAAAATCCGCTAGCGTCTTCTTTTTCCTTCTTCTCCCCATGGAAGAACGGATACGTGAACTTCTCGTCTGCCTTGAAAGACGTAGCTCCGTAAGCCGTAGATGGAGACTTCCTAAGCTCGCTTAGGCTACCAAATATCTTTGGAACGTCACTTTTGGGAGTCTCATAGAGGTCTCTCCACGAAAAAGCCGCAGGAGAAGTTTCCAACTGTGATGGAAATTCGCCAGTGCTTTTTTTTTTAACCTCTTCCGCTACTGCCGGCTGAGCATACTTCTGAGTGAAGTCTTTAGTAACGAAATCAATCGCAGACTCTGGGGCGCCCTTTTCCCGCATCTTGTTCAAGACGTTGGAAAGTTTGGCCTGGTCTGCCGGGGAGAGAATCAATTCGTCTTCCATATACTTAGTAGTCGATACCGTAAAGGTTTTTGTATGTCTGAGCTAAAATGGGGTCGGTAAGTGCATTGGTAGCCGGAACACCGATAGAGCCAAGGGCTCCTGGAGTTGCTGGCATTTGTCCAAGCATTTGCATCAACGATGCCTGACCCGCTGGGGTTGAGGCAAGTTCATTGTATGTAGCGTTTAGCTGTTGTATCGCAGCAGCAATTGCCTGTGATTGCTTTACGTTGCTCAATGATGACAGAATTTCTTGAGTTACTGGAATCAGCTCACTCACGACTTCCGTGTCCTTGTTCGCCAATTTTAGGCTCCGAGTTCCCACAAGCATTGGCCTTCCATCACTAGTAACACCAGCGTTTGTAATGGTGAACTTCGTATTAGTTCTGGGGTCAACGAAAGAAGGCTTATCTCCTGGGACCGTATAGTGAAATACAAAATTTGCATCACCAGACGAAGTTGATATAGGATTGCCCTTCTTGTCTCGCTTGTCAACCTGAACCAATGGAACGCTTCCAGTGAATAGGTTAAAGGTGGGCATTTGAGTCCCCGATTGCTTCATTGACTGCTCAATCTTTGCTTTTGCTCGATATATCGCAATCTGGCGAGCGTCCTCTTCCTTCTCTGTAGTGATGTCGTTTGCAACCAAAGTGTTTAGGGCGTTAAGGAGGTTCTCTCCAAACATACCCAGATATTCTTTCCTCTTGTCAGAAGAGAGGTTTTGCAAGTTTCCAAACTGCTCAATGCCCACTCCAAGGTCTTGAGCGACAGATGCAATTGCCTGGTCTTCTTCCTCTTGGGTGAGCTGATTGATGTCAAAGTATGCGTTCACCGTACGGGCAAGAGCCTCACGGTTTATCTTGCCAGTATTCGGGTCGTAGACATTGCTAAGGCCACCGCCCTGCTTTAGCGAGGAAAGAAGGCCTTCTGCGGCTTTCACTGGAGACATCTCCCGCATTTTGTAGCGGTAAAAGGTGCCCAACTGGGGAAGGCTAGATATTTCAGACTGAATGATGTCAGCAGGAATGTATCTGTTTCTATCAGCATCAATTTGCTTGATAAGCTCAGCTGGGTTGTTGAACTTCTCTGGCTCAGCTAAGATGCTAGCCTCTCGCTCGTCAAGCTCTTTGGTCCAGTCAAGGTAGTTTGCGCCGATATCCTGATAGGCGCTGAGCAATTGCTGACGCTTCTTCTTTGCCTCAAAAGACATATCGCCAGAATCAAGGCTCTGCTGGATTTCATTCCAGTACTTCTCAAGCTCTGGCAAAACTCCTGGTGCAATCTGTCCGCGGACTTTCTTGAACTGGCTTAGGTACTCTAGCTTCCGTAATTCAGCTTCTTCACGTCGAGCCTTGGCCGCCTCATACTTGGCGCCAAGGTCGACCATTGGAATCTGGCCAACGGGTATGTAATCTGCGTTGCGCATTATTTGAACTGACGTTTGCTCAGCAAGTCACGAACAAACTTATGTAGCGCAGAGTTTCCTTGCTTGGAAAGGTTTCGCATTTGTTCGGACTGCTTGGGGTTAAAGATATACTCGCCACCAGTCATTTCAGCAATCTTCTTTCCGTCTTTCATGACATCAATAGGATTGGTTTTGTGAGAGAATGCACCAGGTGTTTTGACTGCTTTTCCTCCTTGGGCCTGAATGCGCGGTGTTACTGATACCTCATCAAGAACGATATTTCCAGCTGGAGACTCGTACTCTTCTGTTGCAGTAGCTCCGAATAAAGGAGCTGGCTTTTTCACGTTCGGGAAATTGAGTTGAGTTCCTAAGCTACGAGTGCCCAAGTTGCTTTCCGTTTCCTCAGTCTTATCCTTCTTGCCTAGTTTGGGAAGACTTCCTAGCGTTTCTGCGAATCCACCGGCAGCCATTCCCAATCCAGAAACCATGTTCTGGGTTGCTGCGTCGGCGGCTGCCCTTAGGGCGCCGCGCTCCTGTCCAATGCGGCTACGGCTTATGTTCAGCAAGTCAGAATCCTGCTGTTGGCTCATTTGTGCGCCGTATGACCCAAACGCTTGAAGCGCACGAGCAGTAGCCTCCTCTTGTGCACGAGCGACAGAAGGGCTGATTGCACTAACAGCACGAGAGCCGCCGGCCTCTTGGGCCGCGGCCAGCGAAGATGCCGAAGAGCGGGCTGCCTGGTCAAGAGCCATCTGTGCATCGGTCTCTTGACGAGCAACGCGACGGCGAGCAGCTTCTGACATTACGATGCCTTGCTCTGACTGGTCAAGCTGAGCCATCTGACGCAGAGCTTTCTGACGCTGAGCATACGAAGCTCCAGCAGTGGCGAGACCATAGCCGAGGTTCAACAGACCTCCTACAACAAATTTCTTGGGTTTAGCCATATTACAAAAGTAGCGTTTTTTACTGACCTTCCTGGTTATGTAGGTTAGACTTAGAGTATATCAAATTGATGGCGTACAACTCATGCGCAGTGGTGACTGAGTTTGTAAAAGTCAACTGCAAGTAGTAGTCGCGCACGGGGTCTCCTTCAATGGATGGCGTGGCCACAAGGACTACTACGTCGTTCTGGACAAGTCCAGAGGCTGTTGCATTGCAGGTGATTTGCTTTTCCCCACTCTTGCTGTCGGCGCGATATCCAAGTGGCTCAAGACGGTTTGATGCCGAGTTGAGTTTGTAGAGTGCCGTAGTGCTGCCAACTGGGAACGGAATGTTGTTGATTGCATTCTTGAAGTTGATGACGCTACCAGACGCAGAGTTTACTACACCCAAAGAGAAGAACTGAGACGTTCCATCTACCGACGTGATGTTAGCTGTCGAAGTGGTGGAGATGGCTCCCATCGTCGAATCCTGATGGATTGGCGCATAGTAGAAACCTTCCTTGTCTTGCCAGATTGTACTTGCAATCGCAGATGTCTGAGACGAGTTGTTCATCGTACAAGACCATGCGGGACTATTGCCTTCCAGACTAACCGCCTCGTAGACCTTAATCATGGATGGGTTGAAGTTTGAAATCACTTCAACGATACTTGGAGCAGCAACGCCATAAAATGTATTGCGAGGAGCAGTAGGATTATGTTCGTAAATAATTCCGTTCTTGAAGGTGTAGAGTGCATCAGATAGTGATACAATTTGCTCAGGTATGTACGAATACCTCGTGCTCCAGTAGTTTTCACGGATGTCGTAGGCTATAGTAAACGCAGGAAGTGTTTCAGTGGTATTGGTAATCGTACCCGTAGACTCAGCAGAATCGGTCAGCGTAAGCTGGGTGGTCTGTTGGCTGAAGGTGGAAAGCATGAAAGCGTTAAACGAAGAGCTCGTAACAGCAACTGGTACCGCTGCAGTAAGGGCGCCATTTTGGTACGCTGGAGAATAGCTCTCTGCCAGGGCTACAATTGGCTGATTGGTAAGCTGGTTTGTAATAATCAAACCAGCTCCAGATGTTCCAAAGTTATCCTGGTTAACGTCAAAGTCGCGAGGGTCAGAATCAAAGTTGAACGTGAGAGTATCGTCGTAGACTGGGACTGCATTGATTAGCGATGACGCACTATTGGTAGAGCCAAATCCAATTGCAGCATTTCCTGTTAGCGTGTCATCAACCGTAATCTCTGACGTATACAGGGCCTCAGAGCTAATGATATACTCAGTGTTCTCCTTGTCTACCCCTCCGATGTACCGACGATTTGTGGCTGTCGTTTGCGTAGAGTACAGATTGCTTTCAAAGAATGCATCAACAAGCTGTTCGCTGATTACCTCGATTCCACTCTCAAATCCTATGCGACAAACCTTAGCTGCGATGGCATCAATGAAGAACACATATCCACGGTATGAAGCGACAGACTCGGGGTTGTTGTTGATTCCGAACTCGCCAGTGTAGTACTTGACCGGACCAAGAATCAAATTAGAAGCCACCAGAGATTCTCCAGTATCTGCAGTTATGATGTTTCGTCCTACTGGGATTACACCAGTCCTACGCTCATGCAATACATACATGAGCTCATTGTATGGCACAAGACTTCTGATTGAACCATAGTCGTAGGCAAGGTCCTTATAGTTAATCTTCGTTAGGTTAAACGAAGAAAGTCCAAGCGTAGTATTCTCGTTGTTGAAGGGGTCTGACCAAGTAAGCGAGCCAATACGCTTGTAGGTTCTGGCATCTGGAAGAAACGGAAACGTGCGACCAAGTGATTGATAATCAGAAATGTAAAAGTCACTAACTCGGTAGTCTTCCACAAAGTCAACGATATTGTTCTGCGCAAATGCAATCCGAGTATTGCTAACGATATTCTGATTCGTAGCTCCTGCCCCAGTCAGGAGCGTTCGAAGACGATAGTATGAGTCACCGTTGTTTAGAAGCAGAACAGCATCTGGGTTTGTCACAGTGAAGTTTGCTGTGGACGGTATCGTGAAGTTTGCATCAGTAGTTCCGTAGAACAGGTAGTTGAATCCAGACTCTGCAGTACTTGGCGTTACGTTACCTACAGTTATCTTCTTTCCGGAGCCATCTTGAATGATGTCTCCTTTGTATATCTGAGCAACGGTATATCCGCTTACCTGATTGCTAGATTGAGAAGTGAGCTTAACGCTAGTGGTTAGCGTAGTACGTTCTGAACCGTGAACCCCAGCAGTGATTGGTAGGTTGGTACCTATCTCGTAGTACAGCGTAGTATCAAACGCCTTGTTCTCTCGATATATCTCAATAACACAATCGTCATTCCAATTTGTGCTATTATCAAGAATGCTCTTTGAGTTGAATCCAGATGCTAAAGAGTTGTCCTCGATTACAAGAAACGTACCGGTGGTATTTTGAATAGCCGCCATGGAGCTTCTGTCCAATAGGGGATTCAACAAAGAATCATCTATAAGATTTACCGTTTTGACTACCTTGAATACGTACTGAGCCTTTTGATTGTTGCCATACCTTACGATACGCACCTTGTCTCCAATGGCAAATCCATATTCAATAATTGCTCCGAACTGATTTGTGTAAGAATTCTCTTTCCCCTGAAGAGTATTCAGGGATAGATAGATGCTTTGGTTTGCACCAAAAGAGCCCTGGTTTGACATATCGTTGAATGCAAGATATGCACCACCTACACTGTACTGAACCTTGTTGATGATTGAACCTCTTCCAACGTATACCGGAGCGTATCTCTTGGCCCATACTGGCGGATTGTGCTTGATGCGCATAACCACGTTAGCAAAGCCATCTAAGCCGTTCTGAGTGCTTCTGTTGTTGGTATGAAGGATATCAGCTGCTCCAACCTTTTGAACGCCTCCAGCTCGACCTCGGTCGTCAAAGTAGATGACTCCAAGCTGGTGCATAGAACCAGACTTGAAGCACTGAGTTCCATTCATTTTTGCGCTTGCAATCATGAAGCATCCACCTTGCGTCACAGATGCGTTTGTTCGCAATACGCGCCCGTCACGATAGTAGTCTTGCTGCCTAAACTCGTTTAGCTTGACAAGCTGTCCTCGTCCATTGCTCACGAAATCAGTGATGCGGATTCTGTTATTCTGTCCTAATGAGTTTCTTGGTCCTTCTATGAAGTCAAATTGGGCTGTTGGCGACTCTGGGTCTACTACATCTGCCTGCTTTGAACCAAATACAAACTTGTCAACTGAAATAGTAAGAGTGTCAATTAAGACCTGATACATTCTCAGTGTGGCAGTGTTGCCATTTGCTTCTTGTGATATTGTTGCATATCCTTTGCCCTTGAATGCAGCAGATTCAATAGTTGAAGGAGTATCTCCCCCAGTTGTAAATCGACTGAATCCGCCATTCCCCGGTTGTGGGTTTGCTAAGAAAGGATAGCGCTTGCAAATAGTTTGCTCTACAAGAGCAATAGTATATGCTCGAGAACTTCCAGCTGGAATATCTATGCGTTCACGAACTTGTATGCCACTAGTTAGAAGCTTAATTCCACCAATGATATGATTGATTGGAATTTGTGCGTCTTCAGTCTCACTAGTTCCTTTTTGCTTAATGAAGCGTATAGTGGGAGGACAGTTCAATGGACCATTTGCATTTGGACCAGGAGTTAATCCACTTGCTTCTGCAGGTATGCGCATCCCAGAAATAGCCTCAAGCTGATTTGATGGCGAGCCTGCGTTTGGAGAAACATTGATTGCTTGTGCACCATTTCCAGCAAAGAAATTGTAGTCGTCAGCGTTCCCAAGGAAGTTTTTCAGCACAACAAAGCCGTCATCAAATGAAAACGACAAGAACAGCGATGAGTCCTCAGTTACCGTAGCCGGCAATCCACCATAGTTAATAGAGAAATACCTATTGCGGAAAGTAGCATCTCCCGTGTAAACACCACCTGGGTTGTCAACGAACTCAACAGATAGGTCATATACCGTCGGCTTTTCGTTATAGTTCGGGGTAACTGATGTACCCTCTACTGAAAGGTTTGGGTATCCCTCGGTGTAGCCGCCATAGAAGAGGCGGCTACTGCAGATAGCTTGTGAGTCAGCAACCTGTGGGACGTTGTCGTATCGCTTGTCCTGTACTTCGGCTGCTAGCGGAATATAGCTCTGGTCATCACGAAATTGAAGTACCTGAGTTCCTATAGTGGTGTTGTTTAGTAGCGTTCCAATCAGGAAGAAAGGAGCATCTCGGTCTCCACGACGAGCGTATACCTTGATTTTATTTACGTCTCCTTTGCTGTTGGTTACAGAGATATTTATCTGGTTGAGCGTATACCTGTCTGCGTTGTTGATGAATCCATCCTTCAGCTGAAACTCCGTAACGCTCAGCTCCGAATATGGGCTGAGCGCAGACTGCTCACCATCCATGTACTCATACTGATAAGCGAACTGAAAGTTCTTCTCAAATATGTCGTTCTGAGGGTAGTTTGGATTGTTTGTGAAAGAGATGGTTGGGGGCTCCAAAGGAGGCTGCTTGGCAACAGTGATGTAGAGCAGCTTTTCCGCATCTGTCCCAGTAGAAAATGGAGCGGGGTATCCACCGATTCCAGTGAAGCTCTGCTCTGCCTTAGTTGCGTTAATCTTTTTGGGCGGAGTAAGTCCATCGTTGAGGTACAGCAAGATGTCAGTGTTCGAGTTGCGAACGACAGACATCTGCACAAATGAGTTTTGCGAAAATTGCAAAACGGAATCTTGATAGACCTTGTATGCCTTCTTTCCATTACCATCGTAACGGATGATTAGGTGCGCGTCGTTGCTGTTGTATACAGCGAAGTAGATTTGATTGGTCGTGTCGTCAGTAACAGAGCCAATAGTCTTGTTGGTTCCGGCAGGCATTGAGCCATTCTGAAGCGTGCTAGACCGTGCTACGTTTCCGTAAGCATTTTTGATTACAAGCGCATCTCGCTCAACGTCAACTGACACGCGCAGGTTTTGCGCATCAGTCATTTCTACGTTCTTTACGAGGCGCTCATCATCATCGGTGTTGAGATAGCGCGGTATGAGCTTATCAATAGACGGCATAGATTATGCTTTAGGACTGAGACGGTAGTTGCGGCGGATGATTTGCAGAGCATCATCCTTGCTGAACGACTTCAGACGGGAGTTCGCCAGACGGAGCTGGTTGTAGTATTCGGCACGTGCACGCTGCTTTTCCCCCATCGGTACGCTGGACTTTCGCTCCAGCGTCTTGAAGTATATGTATGCCCTCAGGGCTTCTTCTGCAGCGGTCGGTACACATGGGTTTTCGCATTTGGCTTCATCGGTGATGTACTCAATAACTACTTGAGTAGTATCGGACAGCATAGAAATCTCAATCCGATTCTCTGCCCAGTTCATGCGGTATTCGCCAGCGCCCTGTCCACCACCCATACCGTACAAACGGCCAACAGTAGACTCAAAGATGAAATTGCGAAAGACGTAAGAATCAAAACCAAGAAGGTAATCGGGTACGTCTTCGGCAGGCTGATTCTTGAGAAGGTTCATGTTTTTGTTTTCGGCAAAAACATATACCAGGCCGTCGGCACCTAGCTGTCCGATTTTGGTCAGGGCAAGAAGGTCACTTGGAATCTCAACGTATCCATATTGCTCGTTAACCGTAAGCTGCGTGCTCTTGATATTCGCAGAGATGTCCATCCCGAACTCACGAATACCACGAAGAGCGTATTGGCGAATTTGGTAGTCAGATACATTGGACGCGTAATCGTCCTCCTGCATCGCAATGATGTAGTCGTTGATTACCTGGTCTAATGGAATGAATGCGTATGATGTGGCCATTATTGAGCTTCGTCTTTAGCTGTTTCACTTGCTGCATAGTTGTACACATCATTGTCTCGTAGATTGACGCCAACAAGCATCAAAATCTCCGTGACCAACTCCGTGAAATACTGCTCTGGAAGCTCAAAGTCAACGCTGTTTGCTGCAGAGTATAGCTCAACGCCAGGAACTACCGAGGTATATCCGTATGTTGGCGCAGCGGTTGTCTTCGCTCCAGTAGTAGGAACGATTCCCTGAGGCAGTTTGTAGTAGCGAAGCACGATAGAAGTGACACTCGTATTTACGTTTGGAAAGACCTCAATCTGATTTCCAATCAGCGCAACTGGCGCAGTGCTCGTCGGCTTAGATAAGTCGCTGTTTAGGATTCTGTCGATGTGCTCCGTGTTGTACACAATCTGTACTTGGTACTGCTGGTATTGGCCAAGCACGTATCGTCCCGGTGTCGTTATAGAAATGACACGAGCAAAGTCTGCCGGCTTGTCAACAACTCCAGAAGCCAGATTCAAAGTGGCTTTCTTTGAAAACGTGGAAAGGTCTTCTTCAACTTTTTTTGCTTTAGCGAACTGACGCTGAGCATCTGTGCCAGCGCGGCGCATTCGCACAGCAAGGCTCATCTCGTCAAACAAACGGTTGAATACGTTCATCTGAGCGATGCCTGCGAACTCGTTGAAGATGGCCGGCGTAATGAATCCACGCTGGTCTTTGTTCGCTATGTCCTTTACTGCACGGTATACTCTTTCTACACTTGCCATAGTCTTTGGCTTTGAAGCAAATATACAAAAAGAAAAAGGGGGCCTAAGCCCCCAGATTCGTCAGACCGCGGATACCAACCAGAGTGGCCTGACGCTTGATGTGTGAAACAAATCTACGACAATTTCTCGAGTCGTGAAACAAGTTCCTCATATACAGATGCTCCCTTTTCTGTCAAACAGAAACGAACCATGATATCTGTCGGGTCTTGACCAGCAGGAACAGACAGAATCAAGCGACCGCTATCAAACCAGTACACCCCGTCAGGACGCAGTGAAATGATTTGAAAATCATTTGATTGGATTACCGCAGAACGGCACTTGACACGGGGGTCATCAAACATCTTCATGAATGCCTCCGGATTCGCCTTAGCTTCCGTGAGAAGCTCACGGCGAATTTCAATGGTCTTCTGCTGGATGTTGATGCCAAGAGCTACGGCAACAGCAAGTAGCTCGTCGAGCTCCTTGTTGCGAACGAGAGCAACAGCATCATGCAGCAAGAACTCGCGGTCAACCTGAGCCTGTACATTTCGGCTGCGCTCTACGAGTTGGAATAATTCACCACCATTAGCACGGTTCTGTGGGTGGAGGTCAAGGAACTGAGCCAGGTTCGGCTTGTTCTCAGGGACAATCAGCATTCCATTACGGAAGACAATGTGCTCACGGCGTGCGCTGTGGCTTTGCTCATCCATGTATACGCTTGGCTCGTTAGGGCAGTAGCGAATTCCTCGCACTTGGCGAGTCTCCTTGTCGTATACGGTTGATTCAGATTTGATTTTGCAAACAATACCTCCTCCGTAAGGAATCTCATAGATTTTTTGAAGGTCTGGTGCTTGCTCCCGCTTTACAACGGGTACTCCGCGGGGGGCTGTTGGAGTGGGTGCCTCGATGACACGGGGTCCGCGCTTGGCGGGTGCTGGGGTTTGTTCAGTGCTCATTACTAAATGAAATTAAGAGAAAGAAAAAGAGGAGGGGGCCGAAGCCCCCTTCCTCAGATTTCAAGGTTTAAGACTTGATAAGGATGTGCTGGTTGGCGGCACGCGTAACCAGAGCGCACTCCGAACGGTAGTTGAACTGCAGTGAGTCCTCGTTCGTGTTAGCAACGCCCAGGATAGAACCGGTCATCCAGTGCTCCATTTCGCGGCTGTAACCATTCGTGTCCTTGTAGTTAAGCTCCAAGGCAGCGGCGCGGTTGCCAGTCTTGGGGTCAACAACAGTGGTCATAGGAATCATTACGCCGAGGTACTTCGAACCAGACAACAAGGTCGGGTCGTTGAGAAGCTTCCAAGAGTGCTTGTGGAACGTGTAAGAACCACGAGAGAACGACTTGAAGCCCAGCATTGCAGCTTCGTTCACTTTACCACCGAATGCGTTAACACCGATAGTAGCGCTTCCGAATCCAGCAGCACCGTTCAACGTAGCAACCATATCGTCAAGCTTGAGGTCTTGAGCCGTATTGACGTACATAGCGTACTCGGGAGCAGCGCCTTGCTTGTCAAGTTCAGCAACCAAAAGGTCGAACTCGGTGAAGTCATCAATCTGGCCAGCTTGTACGATACCGCGGTTCTCGATAGCAGAGAAGTAACCTTCGCCAGCCGTAGGAAGACCTTGGATGTTCGTGGTGGTCAGAGAGCTAGTGATGCTTTGGCCGAGCAACAGCATCATTTCACGCTTGTCGAGGAAGCGAGCACGGGTGTCCATTTCGCCCTTAACGTACCAGCGGTAGTCGCCGTTGCCGACGTTAATCCAGCCGATGTTCGTTGCTTGCGAACCGGTAACCTTGAATACTTCCTTGATGATGCTGTAAGGATTCGTACGCTTGATAACGTTAGATTCCAAGTAGCCAGTATTCTGGTCGGTGCCTTGAGCAAACAGGTTACCAATAACCGGAAGGTTGATGGAAGCCGTGCTTACAGAGGCGGTCAGGCCAGTGCTAGAAAGAGCTTGGAAGGTGTAGTTAGCGGTAGCGGTGTTTGCAACTTCACCGGTCGGGCTGATAGCCGTAACGATGAAGCGGTCTTGACCACCAACAAGAACTACGTCATTCAAGCGAAGGACAGAAGCGTCGCTGGTTGCCTTGAGGCCTACGAACGTAGTAGCAGCAGCAGCGGCAGAAGCCGTAGGAGCTACAGTTGCGTAAGAGTGCAGGCGAGTTTCTTCCCAGTATTGAACCTCATCGGCGGTACCGTTTCCGCGTACGGCGCCTGTAAGGTTTAGAAACCCCGTAAGACCGCCACTGATTTGCTGGTAACCGTAGGTTTTAACCAATTGGTCACGGTTGTCAGGAGCGTTTACTTCGTCGATGTAGTCGCCCAAGGAGCTGTACTTGGTCGGGTCAAGGCGGCGGAATACTGCTGCCTTGTTGTCGTTATAAACAGGAGGTGAGCTAGTTAAAGACATGACTTATGCTAGATTTTGAATGTTAAGGTTTGTTGCCGTCCGAGCGCATCTAAGATTTGCTCAGCTAAGGCGCTTTTTTGATTTTGTACTGGTGAGACTGGAGTAGATGCGTCCACGTTGGCAGCTCGTTCAACGATTGCTCGTTGTCCATCGCTAAGCCCCTGCTGGTAGATGTTCTGCAAGATGTTCGGAAGGTTATCCGTTACCGTGCGGTGCATATTCCATAGGTCGTGGTCCCAGTTACCCTGGTCGTCCATGTACTTATCGAAGAACTTTTCCATCTGCACATTCTCCTGAAACAATTCGTTTCGGTAAGATTCGGGGATGCCGTAGTTGAACTCTTTTCCGTTGGGCAGGTCAAATGAAATCTGTCCAAGTTCACCGAGTGACTGGTGCATACCGCGCATCCAACTCTCATCGAACGGATTCTCAAATGAGTCAAATGTTTGCTGTTCTTCAAACTCAGGCATTTGGAATTGCTCACGGAGCGTTTCCATTTGCGTACGAGCTTTTGTAGCATCAAGCTTTAGCTGCAGGCTACCGAGGCGAAGGTCATCTTCACTGTAAATCGAGTCGTCCAGTTTGTATTTGCTGGACAGCAGCAGATTTACCTCTTCGTTAGAAAGATTAGGATATTCACTTGCGATATTGATTCGCACCGCAGTCAAATCATCCATTTCGGATGGGTCTAGAGCTTGGTAGCGGAACCAATCTTCAGGAGAACGTCCTGTCTTGGCAACGAAGTCTGCGATAACTTGAATGCGAGGGTCAAGTTGAGCATACATATCGGAGAACTCATCATCGCTCATTTCCGAGAATGCGTCATCGGTAGGCGTTTCGCCAAAGATGTCATCCGGGAATGGCATGAATTGTCCTCCGCTGGAGGGTTCTGTCAAAGAACTCGGCTCACTTTCCGGTTGCCCCTGAGCTTGTGGCTCAGGTGCCGCCGCAGGCTGAGTCGATTCCTGCGCTTGCGGAGCTGCTTCGGTTTGCACCGGAGCTGGCTCCGTAAATTGTTCTGGAGCATCATTCATCAGAAATGCGGGTGGTGTATCCGACACCGTAAATCCCGCACTAGTGAGTGCCTCCGCCATTTGTGATTCTGCTGAATTCATGAAAATTTATTTAATGGTTTATGCAAATGTATAGATATGACCACTTTGCATTTTGCGTGAGTTAAGAACGAAACTTCTTGACCTTCTTTGCTATTGATTTTGGCTGAGCGACGAACTGCTTTCCTTTAGCTGTCCCTTCTCTTTTGGCTCGGCTTGTTGCAGCGTATTCGGCTGAAGACAAGGACTTTATGGCTTTCTCTGGCAGATAGCGTTCACCTGTTTCACTTGATGGCTTACCACTTTTTGTACGCCAGTTCTGACGGGTCCACTTTGAGAGAGAAGTCGAGCGCTTGGGTCCCGAGTAAGAGCCTCCGGCTTTCTTGTATAACGAAACTGCTAATTGCGCTTTCCTCGCACTCCACTCCCCGGGGTCCCCACCCTTGCTTCCAGACTTCACCTGGGAGACTATTCGTTTCCAAAGCGCTGGGTTCTTTTTGGTAGCTGTTGCCATTAGATTCCACGAGTATATTTTTGAGACTTTGGTGGCATCTTCTTATCGGCGCTTGGACCACCCCAGAAAAACCTATTAGCCCAGTAGGCTGCACTGCTCGGACCCTTAGCAATGTTCTTTGCATGGCGGGTCTTGAAAGCTTTGCGGGCCTCTGGGCTATAGTTGTGACCCATCTTCTGGTCACCAAATCGTATGATTCTGGGCTTGCCGTCTATCTTGACGGCAACAATGCCCTTCTTCGTAGGATGAGATGGAGTCTTCTTTGGCTTGCTGAAGCCCGAAAGACCATACCTCTTGAGAAAGTTTGCATCATTTGCCATAAAGGCAAAGATAGCAAACTACCGATAGTGTTCTCCCCCCGCCCAAAGCACGAGAGACTCTCGTAATCCGGACGTTACAGGTGTTACTCGGTGTAACAAATATGATGGAAAAATTGTCACGGTTCCAATGGTCTTAGATGCCTTACTTAGCCCACCACCACTACGGATTTCAAGGTCTCCTCCCTCGTAAGCAATTGGGTCAGAAAGCTGTACCACTAATGATACCTTTCGGTACGATAGCTCATCAGGACCTGTATCCAAATGCCAGTCGTAAAAGCCCTGTTCCGTTCCATCATACTGAGTGTACTGAATAGAGTCTAAGACGCTGTATAGGTCAAATCCCCACATATTCTCATTTGCTATGGTGATGTAGTTCATCAGCCGGTCGTATACCCAGGCAAAAGATTCATTCTTCGGTAGCCACTTGATATTTGACTTGCGAATGACGTTAAGGGCCTCGCCAGTTGCGTGACTGGCGATGCCAGCCCTAGTGAAGTTGACCTTTTCAATTTCCTCTTTGATTTTGGCAATTTCATCACGAGAGAAAGCTGCCTCAAAGAAATACCAGCCCGTCATATCGCGGGGCTTTCCTGGTTCAAATATGAGATTTAGATTCATTTTCTTGGCTTGTTACAAAATGAGACAAGAACAAAGCGCTTTCCTTTTGTTACAGCGCGAGCTCCATGTCGGTGGGTTATTACAGATGGATGAATTGAGATGTGTCCAGTCTTGCCCTTGTGGAGCTGCTTCTGGCGCCAGAAGTAGGTGCCTCCGCCTTCGTAGTCATCATTCAAAGCAAGAACCATTGAGATGTCCGCGCTATCATGATGCAAGGCGAGGTGGCCCTGTACAGACTCATCGTATTTGATGATGAAGTTTTCGCTTGAAAGCACGGGCCACTCTTTTCCTTCAAGCGCCCATTTCTGAATGGCTACCGGATAGACGAACTCCTCAAGGATTCGCTGGTAGTGCTCTTGCAATCCTAGCTCGTTGATTAGCATATCGCAAGTCGGATAGTAGTAGTGGCGGTTCCTGGTCCACTTCTGAGATTCTTCCGCTTGCTCTATTAGCAAGCTACAGAACTCTTCGGTGAATAGAGGGAACACAAACACGTCATTGATTGGCTCATCAACGATGAGTTCCCATTCTTTCGTCCGCGCAGAGTAGGTCACAAAGCGCTGCACGAACTCTTCGTAGCTGTAGTTATTTAGACTCATTCTAGATAAGGCTGGTTGGTTTTCTGTCGTAGATGTTTCTTTCGTGCTGCTCTGGCCAAAGAAAGACGGAACAACAGCTAATGCTTTGCTGTCCTTCCAAATCCATGAAAGGTCTTTTCTTGGGTGGTCACAAAACGTAGCGCTCAGGAACTCATCAAGAGGAATGATTGAATCATGGAAATTCTGCTCAAGGAGAAGACGACATCCATCATTCGTGAGCATATAAGCGTGTGTAGTATACGTATATCCAGGCTGAACAAGGTTCTCAGAAACAGTCCGAATTGGATTGTTGACAAAGCTGTGTCCGAGGTATAGGATGGTCCAATCTTCAGACGTGTGAATCGCCTCTTTGTTGAATGGTCGAATGACGGTGAAGTCCTCTTCAAGTATTAGAATCTTCTTAAATCCGTTGCTATGCGCATCATTCCAAATCCTCCAGTGAGAAACAGCGCATCCAATTTCTCCAGGAAGAACATCGCGATTCCACCAGCTATTTGAGCTGTTGATTTTCCAGTCCTTCCAAACCTTGATGTTAGGAGGCATAAGCCGATTTGTGTAACCATTAGTAGCCTCAAAGATTACTACGTCCTTAGATTTAAGACCAGATGACGCAAATCGAGACAACAGCTCCTCCTTCTTCTGGTCTGTTGGGTCAAGACAAATTATGTATGTCCTGTCCACAACATGGCTAGCGGTAAGTGCGGGTGTCGGGATGAACTCAATTTCATCCACCTCTACTCCATAAATTTCCATATTTGATTGATTTTGAATTTCATAAAACAATGATTCCCACTCGTTCACAACATTGCTCCAGAACCTTGTCTTAACGTAATCGTCAACACACCTCCAGCAATCAATACTATAAGCAAATTCGTTTAGCGTGTCTGCAAGCCCAGCAATTGGATTCACTATTGGCCTCACATGATGCGCAAGCATTTCAATAGCTGTTATGCAATAGGTTTCGTTGTACTGGGTAGGATAGTACCAGTATTGCATTTGGCTAAGTAATCCATAGAGCTCTTCTTGAGAAAGAGCTCCATGGTATATGATGTTCGGATTCTTAGATATCCTATATAGAAAACGTGACTCAAGATATTCAATACCATATCTAGGAGTACATATATGCAGCTCTCCAGATATTACTCCTGCCTCAAAGTCGTCAAGGACTTTAGAGAGCCCGCGCTCTGCATGAGACGTATACACGTATGAACCTGCTCTTTTTTTTCCCGAGCCTTTGATTTTCTTTGCGTCAATTCCGTTTCCTATTACAGAAACTTTGTCGCCATGAATTACATATCTTGAGATGAAGTCGTTCTTGTGCCATCTAGTTAGGCAGATGATTTTGTCGCTTGAATCAAATGCATGGTCAATTTCATCATCTGACATCCTGACTCCATTGTACCAGAAGTACGGCTCTTCGTTATGAAGCCAGAACAGCTTTTTGTCTACGCTAAAGCCATCAAATGGCTTCAAGTAGTGCAGGTATCCAACTCCCACTAGAAAGTCTATCTCCTGTGGGATATTTGACTTGTTCTCGAACGAGCAATATGTTACACTTCCAGTAGGGTAGTCCGTGTGCATTGGCTTAACTTCTCCAAACACATACACATCGTGCCCAAGCTTTGCAAGCTCGTCAGAAAGACTAATCACGCACTGCTCAGTACCGCCTGGACCGCCTGTCTTTGCGTTCCACGGTTTTGAAAAGTAACCTACGTGAAATACTATGTTCACTGCTCAGTAGAGAAGAAGAAGGTTTGGAACAGTCTGCCGTTTTCTAAGCTGTTGCCGAAATAGTCGAGCGATGAGTGAAACTGCTTGCCTCGGTACAGTATCAATCGGTTGTACATATTCCCGACAGATGAAGTAAGTTCCCACTTGGTCATATCCTGAGAATCATCATTCCAGTCTCCCTTTCCGTCGGCAGACCAAGTGAGTCCAGAAGCCTTGTGCTTGAAGAATCCAGTCCCACTAGACAATGGTGCATTCGGAGTAAGATAGACTACGCCAGCCCACTTTGTTCCATTGTCTGCGTGTATCCAAGAGCGGTCTCTCGCTGTTGTTATTTGGTACGCCCCATTGTAGTCTTCTGGAAAATAGTTGATTTTCCCAGCATGGGTACCAACTATTGATTGGAGTACGCTGAACACGCTATTGTTGTTGAAGCTTTTGGTGCGAGCACCAGGAAAGTTCCCCTTTACGTTGAAGTCCTGAGCAAGAGCAAATGCACGGACTTCATCTGGATTGTCGTAGAATCCGTCTACAATAAAGGCATTTAGCATCATGTGAATTCAATTTGATGCTCAAATGTAGTCAATTAGATTATAGAAAACAAACAGGGCGCCTTTTTGGGGCGCCCTTGTTTTCGGATTACATCCAAGCTGGCACGTAGTAGTTAGTTCCAGATATGTTGAATCTAACCCAACCTGCAACACTCTTGCCTGAATCATCTGGAACACTAGAAAATCCACAGGCAGCACACGTTTCACCAGAAGAGTTGAAGACAGGAACCCCAGTTTCACCCTTCTGACCCTTTGGACCAGTGGCACCAGTTGGTCCAGTAGCTCCGGTTGGGCCTTGAGCTCCTTGCGGACCAGTAGGACCAGTAGGACCGGCAGGACCTTGTGGACCAGTAGCCCCAGTATTTCCCTTAGGTCCTTGAGGGCCGGTATTACCCATGTCGCCCTTAGCCCCAGGTTCACCCTTGCGACCCTGTGCACCTTGCGCTCCAGTAGGACCGGTGGCTCCGGTTGGGCCAGTGGGGCCGGTAGCTCCAGTATTACCCTTGGCGCCCTGCGGACCAGTAGCCCCAGTAGGACCTTGAGGACCTAGCGGGCCAACTGGACCAGTGGGTCCAGTAGGTCCAGTAGGACCTTGAGCCCCAGTATTTCCTTTAGCTCCCTGGGGTCCAGTGGCACCAGTAGGACCTTGTGGGCCCAATGGGCCAACGGGACCAGTAGGACCAGTAGCACCTTGAGCACCGGTGTTTCCTTTTGCCCCCTGGGGACCAGTAGCTCCGGTCGGGCCCTGGGGACCAGTAGGTCCAGTAGCTCCGGGTTCACCTTTACGTCCTTGAGGACCGGTAGCTCCAGTAGGACCAGTAGGCCCAAGAGGTCCTACGGGGCCAGTTGGTCCAGCAGGACCCTGAGCACCAGTATTTCCTTTTGCTCCTTGGGCACCTTGAGGTCCAGTGGGACCAGTAGGTCCAGTTGGACCCTGGGCTCCGATGTTTCCTTTCTGGCCTTGAGCGCCCTGAGGTCCAGTTGGACCAGTTGGCCCAGTAGGTCCTTGAGCACCAGTATTTCCCTTAGCGCCCTGTGGACCAGTAGGCCCAGTTGGGCCAGTAGGACCTTGAGGACCAGTGGCTCCAGTATCACCCTTCGGTCCCTGAGCACCAGTAGGACCAGTAGGACCTACGGGTCCACCGGGTCCTTCGCGACCCTTGTCACCCTTATCTCCTTGCTGTCCTTTCTCTCCTTGAGGTCCAGTTGGTCCCTGAGAACCAGTATTTCCTTTAGGTCCCTGAGCACCAGTTGGACCTGTTGGACCAGTAGGACCAGTAGGGCCAGTAGGTCCTTGTGCGCCAGTATTGCCTTTAGAGCCTTGAGCACCAGTAGGCCCAGCCTCACCCTTCTGACCTTCACGACCTTTTTCTCCTTGAGGACCGGTTGGACCCTGTGGACCAATAGGTCCTTGAGCACCGGTATTTCCCTTGGTTCCTTGAGGTCCAGTAGGTCCAGTGGGTCCTGTGGGACCACCGGGTCCCTCTCGGCCTTTGTCGCCCTTGTCCCCCTGCTGACCCTTTTCTCCTTGAGGTCCAGTCGGGCCACTAGGTCCAATAGGTCCTTGAGCTCCAGTATTTCCTTTAGTTCCTTGTGGACCAGTAGGACCAGTAGGACCGGTAGGTCCAGTAGGGCCTACGGGGCCTCCAGGGCCCGTACGGCCCTCTTCACCTTTTTGGCCTTGGTCACCTTTCTGTCCCTGTGGGCCGGTTGGGCCTTGAGGACCGGTTGGACCAACATCTCCTTTTGGACCTTGTGGACCTGTAGGACCGGTTGGTCCAGTAGGTCCTAATGGTCCTTCGCGGCCTTTGTCGCCTTTTTCTCCTTCTATACCTTGAGGACCCTGGTCTCCTTTAGCTCCAGTATTTCCCTTAGGTCCTACTTCTCCTTTTGAACCAGTATTTCCCTTGGGTCCCTGGTCTCCCTTAGGGCCAACATCTCCTTTTGGACCGATGTCTCCTTGGGGTCCAACTTCTCCTTTAGGGCCAAGTGCTCCAGTGCGACCTTTCTCTCCTTTCTCCCCAAGTTCTCCCTTGCTCCCTTTGTCTCCAGTAGGACCAGTATTTCCTTGAGAACCCTTAGCTCCTTGGTCTCCCTTAGGTCCTTGGTCCCCCTTGGGGCCGAGCTGTCCAGTGCGGCCTTTCTCTCCTTTCTCTCCAATTCCTTTTTCACCCTTGTCTCCTTGGGCTCCAGTATTTCCTTTCGGGCCTACTTCTCCTTTCGGACCTTGGTCTCCCTTAGGTCCTTGGGCTCCCTTGTTGCCGTCACGACCCTTGTCGCCCTTGGTTCCGAGCTCACCTTTGTTTCCTTTGTCTCCAGTAGGACCAGTGTTTCCTTGTGAGCCTTTAGCGCCTTGGTCGCCTTTTGGACCGGCGTCTCCCTTCGGTCCAAGCTGTCCAGTGCGGCCTTTTTCTCCTTTTTCTCCGATGCCCTTTTCTCCTTTGTCGCCTTGGGCTCCCGTACTTCCTTTAGGTCCTACTTCTCCCTTAGGCCCTTGGTCGCCTTTAGTACCCTGATTTCCGGTGCGACCTTTTTCTCCTTTCTCTCCAAAACCCTTTTCACCTTTCTGACCAAATTCACCCTGGGCACCTTTTGGACCCTGGGCACCCTTATTACCATCGCGGCCTTTATCGCCTTTTTCTCCGAGGCCTTTTTCACCTTTCTGACCAAATTCACCCTGGTCGCCCTTAGGGCCCTGAGCTCCTTTATTTCCAGTACGGCCTTTCTCTCCTTTTTCTCCGAAACCTTTTTCTCCTTTTTGGCCAAATTCTCCTTGAGCTCCCTTTGGTCCTTGGTCGCCTTTTGGTCCTGGAGAGCCGTCTCGTCCTTTGTCACCCTTGGTTCCAAGTTCACCTTTGTCTCCCTTATCGCCATTGGTTCCAGCAGTACCTTTTGGTCCTTGGTCACCCTTGGGACCAGGAGAACCATCACGACCCTTATCACCTTTTTCACCTAGGCCTTTCTCTCCTTTGTCACCATTGGTTCCGGCTTGACCTTTAGGACCCTGGTCTCCCTTTGGTCCTGGAGAACCATCGCGACCTTTGTCTCCCTTTTCTCCAAGACCTTTTTCTCCTTTGTCTCCGGCAGGACCTTGAGCTCCTTTGGGACCTTGAGCACCCTTGTTTCCATCGCGACCCTTGTCACCCTTCTCTCCAAGGCCTTTCTCTCCTTTGTCACCATTGGTTCCAGCGGCGCCTTTAGGGCCCTGCTCTCCCTTAGGACCAGCAGCACCTTCACGGCCCTTTTCGCCTTTTTCTCCGGCACCTTTTTCTCCCTTGTCACCATTGGTTCCCGCAGTTCCTTTGGGGCCCTGGTCTCCTTTTGGCCCCTGGGCGCCTTTGGCTCCAGCAGTACCAGCAGTTCCTTTGTCTCCTTTTTGGCCGCCTTCGCCGCCACCACCAGTAGCTCCTTTTTGACCCTTGTCGCCTTCAGGGCCTTGGTTTCCTTGAGAGCCCTTGGCTCCGGCATTTCCTTTGTCTCCCTTTGCAGATGCACCACCAGAAGCACCTTTAGCTCCCTTGGTTCCTTTTGAACCAGGGAGCTGTTGAACTCCATTGTTAGTAATCTCTACAACGAGAGGTCCAGGTAGGGTAATATCAACTTCTCCAGCCATGTTAGTTTGCAGCAATATCTTGAGTTACAGTGAATTGACCATACAAGTATGTAGTCACGGTATCTGGGTTAGGTGTTGGGTTTGTAGCTTGAATTTCATAGACGTAAGTTCCTGCGGGCACAAGCATATTCGTAGCACTAATGGTGACGGTAAGAACACCAAGACTTGTTCCAGTAACAGTGATGTTTGAACTAGTAATAACCAGCGGGCCATTGTCGTATTCTCGCACCTCCATTTTCCAAGTATAAACACTTAAGTCAACAGCGTTACCATTTGCATCAGCAATGGTAGCAGTAAGCACAAATGTGTCACCTCGCCAACATACAATGTCAACTCTAGTTGCTATGCTTACAACTGCAGTAGGAGTTACGGTACAACAGGACATATTGCAAATTTATTGATTAGTTAGAGCATCCATTAGGCTGGGCTGAAACGACGGAGCCTCTCCTTGGCGCTGAGAAATCAACTTAGATTGGGCCTCTGCTTGCTTATTGATTCGGGCATCTTTGCGATTTTCCTTCATCATGTCAGTAGTCTCTTGAACCTGACCACGCACTACCTGAGAGCCCACAACAGCCTCGTTCTTGAGGCGCTGTAGCTCCATATCGTATGTGTGCTGAAGTCCCATAAGTTCAGCCTTTGATTGCGTCTCAAGCTGAATCTTTTGAGCTTCAAGCTGAGCCTTTATTTGCTCTGCTTGAATCTCTGCTTGAGAGGCTACTTGGGCAGCCTGAGCATTAGAATCAGCCTGTAGTTGAGCCTGCTGAGCAGCTTCGTCCATACGCTGACGCATACGCTTCTTGCGACGCACAACGAGCAAACGTTCTGCTTGCTCTGGGTCTCTTAGCTGTCGGATGGCTATTGCATCTTCAAGGTCAATCTCCTTCTGAGAAAGGGCCATGTTGATGTTCTGCTCAAGATAAATCTTAGCGCGGTCGTCCATCTCCCCCATCACAATGACACCAAAGTTGTACATCGACAGATTGTCAAACGACGTAAGGACAGCCATGTTGGTCTCTCCTATCGCATTGGTGTAGGACTTGTAGATGATGCTCTTCGGCGGAATCACCTGAAGGCACTTAACGATGTCCTCGCATACCTTCTTGTATAGTACCTGGGCAGCATGAGTGATGTCGTAGGTAGCGTTGTTAGAAGCAGCAATAGCCTGCTCGCGAACACCAACAAGGGCGTCTGCTTTGGGCGTGCTTGCGTCAACAACTTCATTGATTCCCGTAGCATCGCGAATCATGCGCAAGTAATGGTTGTAGATTCCAACCAGTTGCTCAATGTTCCGGATGGAGTTTCCGATTTCGCGGACAGGCGGGTTTTGGAACCCGCCCTCTGGATTCTTTGAGCGGTAGTAGAATACACCAGTCTGCTCGTAGATGTCTTGAATCTCCAGAGGTTGCAGTTCACCACCGCGTCCGAGTTGTACGTTCTCAAGTCCTTCGATGTCAATGATGAGACCATCAGGCTTAGCCTTAGCGATTGACTGCTGAATCTTCAAGTGAGTGATTTGCAGCATATCGCCAAAGCCGATGATGCTTGACACCATAGACTTGGGAATCATTCCACGTAGGTTCGTGGCTACGCAAGAGTATGAAAGGCGAGCACGAGAGATGTCGTGTACGTTTTTCGGGATGTTCTTCTGAACTCCGTAGTTGAACATCAGTTCAGTTCCAATAACGAATATGCCTCCGTACACGGTTGCATTCCTCATGTACACTGCCTCACGGTCAAATACTGATTGCTGCGGGGCATTGTACTCATGACCCTTGTAGTAGAATCCAATGTTTCCAAACTTGGACTCTTTCTTTTCAAAGATGATATCGTCAACAGACATGAACTCAAAGTCCATGATTTGCACCTTGTACTCGTCGTATCCGTAGCGATAGCGGTTGTTGATGGTTTCGTAGTTGTACCCCTGAGTAGCGTAGCGCAACGGGTCATTCCCGTAGCGATTCATAACCGTCTGAGCAATCTGCTGGTACTGCTCTTCGGTGAACTGGTTTCCAGCCAATCGCTTGAGCTCCATGATGGTGACCGTACGGAAGTGACCAGCGTAGGTCAGCTCCGTCATGTTGGGGTCATCCGTGTAGTTGTGAATGAAGTATGCGGGGTCTACGTATTGCTCACGAATTCCGTAGTTCGGGTCGTTGGTACGCTTGGTAACAGCCATACCACAGTTAACCAAATCCTCAACGCAGCGACGGTAGATGGCGTCGTCAAAGTCATTCCACGTAAGGGTCATCTCCGTGGCTAGCTGTGCGGCGATTTCTGCGTCAGTCTTTACGTTGGTATCCAAGAAGATTTCCGTTTCTTCTGGGGTGTCTGGAAGCGCATCCGGGTCTACTTTAACGGGGAGACCAAGGGCCTTTGCCTCCTGAAGAATGTCCTTGTTTTCGATGTGCAGGATTGCAACATTCTTTTTCTTGTCCTTCTCGCTACGAGAAAGAGGGTCGACGGCCTGCACCTGAGGATACGGCTTGCGCGACAGAATCTTGTTTACTACAATGCGAACGAACTTCGGGATGATAGGAACTGGAGTGTAGTCCAGAGTAAGCATCGTTCCGTCTCCGTTGTTTGCATCCAAGGAGCTGAGAATCTGTCGGTAGATTGACGTATCCTGAGTTCCTTGTGCATAGTCGCGGTTGTTCTGCATTTCATTGAACCGACGACCGTATAGTGAGTTGTTGTAGTCAACACCAATCCACTGTGCGTACATGGCCTTTGCATACTGAAGGCCATAGCTTTGCGACATTTTTTCTTCCGTACTCGCTAGCGGGTCGGGAAAGGTAGATTGGCCTTTTGCTGTATAATCTCTTTGCATATCCACTACGGGCTAATATGCAAATATACTTATTTGATTCAGCGTATGATGACCCGACCAGGCCTGAAGAATTTCTTGAGATTGAAGTCTGCTTTTTCCTTTTTGACTGTAGCCCCCTGAGCCGCTAACAGAGCCAAGCCACTGGAGATGGACAAGTCAAATGCAGTACGGTCATCTACTTTGAAGTTAATCCAATCCTCTAGGGTTCTTTCAAAGTACATCTTTCCAAATTCTAAGCTTTCTTCATTTAGCCCTACGTGAGAATGGATGTATGCCTCGATAGCTTGGGCGTGAGCCTGGATAATATCCTGCGAGTTTGAAGGAATTCCCTTTGTCTTTGTGCCACCTCCATATCCAGAACCCAAGTGTTCTGGCCTGTTCATCAGGTAGTTGTCGTATCCTCGCTGCTCAAAGTAGCGAGCTATACCGTACTTGTTGTTCTCTATCAGCAAACTATATCCGTAAAACTTGGCCGCCATTAGCACGTCCTCATAGAAGATTTTAGCAAGCGGCGGCCGAGAAGCGTACTCCGCAACGAACATATTTGCTGGGTACTGCAGGTTGAATTTGTTGTAAATATGGCACGCGCCTTTAGAGCCGCGGCCATCTACAGTAGCATCAATGTCGTAGGAGTCAACGCCTCCTACCCCAAGCCAATCGTTCTGGGGTCCCGGCTTATTTCGCAGCTCAAATGGTGGCATCCACGTAACTCGCCACCTTCCATTTGCGTCAGGCTTAAAGTACACCTCTGTGTCCTGCTTTCCGTCTTTCCATACGAAGTTTCCAACAAGAACTGGGTTTGGATACAACTCCTGATTGTATTGGATTTGCTCGTATATCTTCTGGACATTGAAGACCGACGACTTTGCGCTGTCACGGAAAGCCTCTGCAGTGGTGAACGGGAACTGACGTATGACTTCGTTAAGCTCATAGCTGTCGCTTGCCAGGGCCTTTCTCTCATTCTTCAAAAACGTCTTGGCTCCTATGCCTATCGGCTCTCCCTCTATGCCAAAAATTGGTACTTCTGGGTCTTCCACGATAGGATGTCCGTACTTGTCAAAGAAGCCTTCCATGGCTTCGTACGCCGGTATGAAGATTGAGTAAAGTCCGCTCTTTGTACGTCCGTTTTCGTTACGCTCCTTGGGGTTGCTTGAGTCGTATAGGTCACGAAACTGGCGACCGCCCCTATCGAGCGGGTTTACCGTGGAGCCGACTATGGCTTTGCCCACGATTTTACGACCAACAAGCAGACAGGTACGGTGAATACGCCAAGATTCCCTGATATCGGTCGGTTTTTCCCACTTTCCAGCCTCATCCAGGTACAAGATGTGCAGTTTTTCACCGTCGTAGGCGTTGTTGGTGGTGTTTTTCCAGTTGATTACCGTATTCAGGGCGTCTCCGCGCTGCGATGTCTTGTTGTTCTTGGTGATTCGCTTGGATGGCTCACGAAAAGCAAGCTCCATACGTGGGTTTGTAGTACCGTCCTGGATGGGCTTGAAGAAAAAAGGCAGCGACTTGTAGATTGGAAGCACCTTCTTCATGAAGATGTTCTCCTGTGCGTCACCTCCCGTCTTTGACATGATACCCAACAGCCTTTCTTTAACCTGGGTAGCCTCATTGATGAGCGTTGAAGCGCTCATATTTGTGTATCCAGAGCGTCGACACTTCACGTACACCTGTCCAAGTGAGCGAGGGTCTACGTTGCAGGCCTCTAGGTGTATGAATAGCTGACGTTGAAACTCAAGGTAAGATGGGTACCCCACGTCAATCTTGGCCCACTGCAGAAAAAAGTAATGGTTTCCGGTGATGTAAGTAGGTACTCCGTTGTTGAAGAACCAAACTCCACTTCTTCGTCTTTCATATTCCTGGGCAATGTAAGGTGTGTACTTCTTCCTAAAGGTTTCTGGCATCGTCATCCACTCCTCCATGGAGTTCACCTTTCTGAGCTCTTCAGGGAGCTCAGTGCGCTCCCACATCTGCTGCTCCTTAGGAAGGTCGTGAAATAGAATGTCTTGTTTTTTTGGCTTCTTGGGAAGCTGAATGGCCAGGTCTCCATAGACAACAATATCCCCAGCCGTTCCTTGGGAACAAATGTTTACGATTACCTCGTCTTCTATTTCGACTAATCCGGCCATCAGCTATCCCAGTAGATAAATACCCAGTCGCTATTTTGAGAATTGTTCTGCGAATCCTCCTGAGTAGTCTCGCTCTTCTTTGATTTCTCCACTATCGTGCAGCTGTCTTATGAGAAGCTGAAGCTTCTCGCGTTCAACAATCAGTTCTTTAGCGTCAATTGCAGTTTGCTTGATAGCCTGTAGCTCTGCCTTTCTCTGAGAGCCAGACAGTTCTTGGTCCACAGGCTTCTGTATCTCCTGAATCATGTTCTCAATGGCAATCTCCATTGCAGACATAAGACGGCTTGCCGTTCCTACGTTGTCAAAACTATTCTTGGACCTGGGCATAGATGTGAGATAGCATTACCCGATACAGACGCTCTCCGTCTACTTCCATTTCGTAGTCGGCATTCTTTTGAATGAACACCTTGTCGCCCGGCTTGAGGCCGAGCTCCTCCAACATATTTGATGGATAACGGATGTATCCGTACTGGTTGTATGACTTCTTTGACTGAACTAGTTCAAGTGTCTCGCTCTTTAGCTCATAGTCCTGCTCTGCTGGACTAAGGAATATCCACGGACCAAGAAGACGAACTTCTCCGGTCTCTTTGCTCTTGTATGCGTACGCTTGACAGCTGTGCGGGTCATTACCGCCATCCCACCACACATAGTACAGGTTATCGTCTTCAAATACAAACTGCCCTCGGCGATGCTTCGCCTCATCAAACTGTTGGTTACCATACACGAGGTGATTACCCCCAAGCAGAACGTGGTGATGGAAGTACAATGTATCTCCAACAGATACATCGGTCTTATATCGCTGAGGCACTCCAATGACTTCGCCCTCTACTGCACGGTGAGCAAACTCATTGAACTTGGTATCCAAGTACATCTCTTTGCCCGCAATCTCGATAGTGTCTTTTACGGGCTTTGGTACTCGTACTATGAAGTATCTAATTGGTTTCATTAGAAGTCGCAATCGTGTTCAATTAAACAGGGCATATCGTCTATGGTTTTCCAGAGCATGGTGCCCTTTTCGGAATTGTAAATGTAGACCAGATATCGACGAATCCCATACACTGATAGGGCTCGTTCGTCCTGAATGATTGAATCGACTACGGCATCGCCAGTCCGCTGACCGACGAAGTACGCCATGGCGTCCTTGGGGTTTTGCCCCACGATGATTTTTCTGATAAGTTCCATTTGAATTTCATTATTTCTTTAACCAGTATTCAATTGAGTTGGTTGGCTCGTCGTCGTCATCATCGTTGTCCTGTTCTGCCACAAAGCTGTGGGCCATCACATTAAACATGATATTCAACTCCTCACCACCGTCCACGCTGTATCCAGCGAGGAATTCGTAGCTCTCTGGACTGTCTTCGTTATCGTCGTCGCAAGCTAGACCGAAGCAGTAGGTCGCCATGAACTCTGGTCCAGCATTATTGTCTTTGATAATGTCGGCAATCTCATCCATCTTCTCCCGCACGAGGATGAAAACTTCGATTCGCTTTTCTCTGGTCATAGGGCGTTATACTACGTCCCCTAATTTAGTGATGGTGAATGAAGTTTGGAGGCCGACAGTAGCCGCCGATGTGGCAGAGCACCTGAGTCCAATGTCGTATGGAACTCCTGAGTCAGCATAGAAGTAGTATGCGATTGTAACAAAGTGAGTTCCAGCTTTTGTCGGCTCAATGTCTTGGGCTAATACCTGGCTACCAGCACCGTCGTTTAGGTAGATTTGAGTGGTAATATCCGGAGTTCCGGCAGCAACCGTATACTGAACTGAAGCCAATATCTGGTACATCGACTGAGTGCTCAGTCGAATGTTATCACGAACTCCAACGGCGTCAACAAGCGATACACTTGATGAAATACCGCCAAGGGCCACACAAGAGGTTGCTGGGTCAGTAGCTCCGGTTGCTGGCTGATTTGCAATTTCTGCAAATGCAATGAATGTGCTTGCGGTTCCAATCGCTGTAGTTGCCTGAGGCTTAGCAATGAACATTGCAGGGATTGCAGTTGCTCCACTATTGACCACGTAATCGGCCAAGTTGACAGCATCTATGTACTTGTATGAGCTAGACGACTCGTCCCAAATCAAAAACTTGTCTATGGTTGCCGTCTGCTGTGATGTCAACTGTACAAGGGAACTTGCAGGAAGCACTCCAATAGTGCTTCCGGTGGCACCAAGTGGAGAGTTCGCAGTGACAGACGTCGTTCCGATTGGATTGGTGCTAAGGTTGCGCTTCACAAACACACCCGTTGAGCTAAGCATAAGTGCTTGAACGTCAGTGGTAGATGTAGTCATCGTACCAGTGCACTTGAAGTCACCAGTTGACTCAACCGTGTCTGTGGAGAGCTTTAGGGCCGTATTGTTACCCTCGCCGTCTTGTACGACTTGCTCAGACGCAGACACCGTAGAGGTGGCCATCTTCAGCAACAGGCCAAAGGTGTCTTTAATTTTAGTTCCGCTAAGACTTCCCATAATAGTACTTTTGAAACAAAGATACTGATATGCCCAAGACTACTGTCAGCCGAAAGAAGCTGTTCAGGGAATTCTCCAAAATTGACCCTAAGTTCATCCAGAGAAACGACCTGAAGTACTTGACGTTTCTATACCGAGACATGAAAGAGAACTACGGACTTGGTGCAGCAGAGGTTGAGCTTCTTCTGTTTGCTTATGACCTTGAGTTCTGGACCATTGAGTACCTAGCCAAAGGCATGATGCGCAGCGAAACACAGCTGAGGAAGAAACAAATCTATAAGATGGTCAATGATGGCCTGATATATGCACACTTTGACAAGCTCACTCCAAACAACAAGGAGGTAGCGGCGGCTTTCTTCAGGGAGGAGAACAAGTTCAACTACAGGGTACGGTACGCTCTTACGCAAAAGGCGCGCCTGCTTGTAGCCCGTATGTATCGTAAGCTTTACGGAGAAGAACCCCTTAAGGTTTCTTCAACCGTACCAGAGCCCCAATAGCCATCTTCTCTTTGGCCGTTCCAGGCTTGTCATGTGTGACAACTCGGAACGGGGCCTCAAGGCTTGCATTAGGATGTTTGACAAACTTTCCAGAATGCTTCATGAGGTAGAAGCGACCCTTTCCGTCGTTCATCCAGTGATAGCCCTCTGGGGCCTTCACCATCACGTTCTTGTTGAGCTTCTTTAGGTTCATTTCCTGGTGACTTCAAAAATCATATCGTCAGAACGATTCTTGTTCTTTCGGAAATCAAATCTACGGCATTCGGCAGGTATGCCTGAGAGCTCAGCTTCTTTCTCTAGCTTCTCAAACCATTTGCAATCCTGGATGTCTTCGATAACTAGTTTTCCTCCAGGCTTAACCTTAGGAAGCCAACGGTGGATAGCAATCACCATACTTGCAAGACTATGAGGGCCGTCGTCAATAACGTAGTCATAGAAGTCGTTTTTGTGCTCGGCGATAACCGGCTCTGCATATCCGTCTTGTATGCGTATCTCCACATTTGGAAACTCGCGGTCTCCGCGCATCTCGTCGTAGTGCTGAGGCACGCCCTCATAGATATCAAGTCCAATGACCTTAGCGTTGGGGAACCATGAGCTCCAGAGCATCAGGCTTCCTCCCCACTGCACGCCAAGCTCGAGCACGTTTGATACGCTCTCTCGCTTTCCTTCAAACTCTGCCGCGTAGTAGGAGTCGATGTAGTCGTGGTCTGCTCCTTTGTCAGAAGTGTAGAATCCCGGACGGCCTGGGTATGCACAGACCGAACGATACATCTCACCTAGTTTGGTATCAGCTGCCACAAGCTTCGCAATCTTCGGGGTTCTCAATGTTGCAGGTGGGCTGCTTGGCTTCTTCTAGCTGCTCCAGCCAGTCCTCAAATTCAACTCCAGTCATTTGCTTAGTTTGTTTAGTAGTTCGTAGTTGGTCTTTCCTTGTGCTGCACGCTCTTTGCTGACCTTCTTCTGGCCAACAACAGCACTAGCACGCTTCTTACTGCTCTTTGCCATTACTTCTTTGCTCGGTTGCGTGAGGATGAAATCATGCGGCGCTCGTCATGGTCGTAGTCCTTATCGTCCCCGTTTCCGTAAGTGCCCGCATCGCGGTTCTTCTTATTTAGGTACGCACGGTATTTCTTGCGCTCTTTGGTTGAGTGATACTCGGTATCGTACTCAGCCTTCTTGGCGCGAGCTTTTGCATTACTGGCGTAATACTTACTTGTCTTCACCTTCCTCGGAGTAGTAGCAAGCTTTGATTTTGTAGTGAGCTGGAGCCATACCTGTGGCTTTGACAGCTGCTTGAATCTGCTTCATGGCCATCATCAGGTCGGGGTTCATGACCTCGATTTCCTGCTCTGACTCCATCTCTCCGCCCTCATTGTAGGCTTTGGTTCGGTACTTCTTCATTTTTCTTTCTTTAGAAAGGGGTAAGACATAAGAGCAAATTTAGACATTTTTTACCCTGGGGTATTGACTGACGTTTTTTGATTTCGTAGTATTGCAGTCAACTTCAATTTACCAACCATGAAAACTACACTTCTTTCAACCCTGCTGGTCGCCAGCCTTTCTCTTTTCTCTCAGCAGCCTCCCAAGTCTCTTGACGGCATCTACATGACGCAAGTAGAGCAGGGCAGACTCGACTTCACCATCAACGATGATTTCGTCTCACACAGCCTCGCGGTGTCGTTAGCCGAGGAATGCGACAGCTTCACCGAGATTCCAAAAGATGTCCTTGGTAAGGATGGGCTTGTGGGATACTTCTTTCACTTCCAGGACTACGACGTTCTATACATCCTCGTGCGAGGCGGCACTCTAAAGGGTAGCCTTGTAGAAAAGAAGAAGGGGGCCTAAGCCCCCTTTTTTATTTGCGGCCCATCCGAGCTCGTGCAATCTTCTCTTCTTCTGGAGTAAGTCGACGACCGGTGTCTTTGAGCATCATTCCGGGTTGGCGAACTCCTTCCTTAGTGAGCTGTGCGCGAACCTCGTCTTGCATCATTTTACGCTCTACATCAGGAATGGTCTTGCTTACGCTAGGATTCTTCTTCAGGTAAGCCTGTGCCTTCTGGGTCATCAGCTCTTCACGGCGCTTATTGTAGTCAGCGGTTCCGTAGGTCTGCATTTTGACTCCTCCTCCTTTGGGTGCAGTAACCGTAGCGCCTGCTACTACTACTGGCTTCTTCTTTTCGTCAACCGGCGGCTTTCCTCCGTTTGCATACTTCTTGGTGGTGCGGTACTTTTTCATCGCTTTGTTTTGTCTTACAAATATATGGATTGTTATTTCTTATTGAAGCTGCGTAGCGTCATTGCCAGATTTGCCATTTTTGCCACTTTGCCTTTGGATGCTGCCGCAGCCTTCAGCTTGGCCAATGGAATCTTCTCGCCTTTCTTAACCCCGAGCGCTTTGTGAAGCGCTCCGGGCTTATGGTCAGCGAGGGCCTTTTGAATCCACTGCTTTGCCATTGTTACTTATTCTTGGGGCTTACACCGGTGAAGTACATCATGGCTTGGCGAAGAGCATCCATTTGCTTCTTCGTTGAGGGACTCATGTCAACAGCATTAGAGATGTAGCTGTTGTTGTCCTTGGTGGGGTTCAGGGGGTTCGGAGCTCCTGCTTTCTTAAGCATACCGCCTTGGGCCATCTTCTTGACGGGGCGCTTAGCAACCATCATGCCTTTAGCCTTGAGGCTACGGTCAAATGCTGCAAGTGCGTCCGGGTCAGACTTCTTCAATGCGTTGCGCATCTCGGTGAGGTTTTCCATCTCACGGGCCTTTGCGTTTGCATTGAACTTCTGGTCGGCGGTCTTTCCGCCGTTTTGGTACATCATGCCCAGCTTACCGCCGCCCATCATGTAGCCCATCTTGTTGCGAACCTCGGTGGGCAACTTCGCCAGGCCTTTCTTCTCTGAGGGGACGGGCTTAAGAGCGCCTCCTGTAGCGTATTTCTTGGATTTCATAACTGTTACTTCGTCTAGTTGAGTTGTTGGTATTTGTTCTTCTACGAGTGGTTTCATTTTCTCTCCTAGCTCCACTCCAGATACCAGTGCTGCGCCAAGGCGTCCTGTATTGGCTGGGTCTATGGTTCGGTCGATTTTACGAGCAAGGGACTTTGCTTTGTCCAGTGCGGTAACCTTTTGGTACTGGCGAGCAATCTCGTCGCGTACCATTTGCTGTTGGCGCTTTGTCAGCTGGCCGATGTCTTGCAGCACACTTTTGTCTTTCTCGGCATATCGGCGTGCCATGTCTGCAATTTCTTTGCTGTTGACTGGGCGTACTTGGCCACGCAGTCCTAGGTTGTCACGTAGGCCTCCTGCGAACTCCATGAACTTGCGCATTTCCTGAGGCACCTGCTTCTCGAATTCGCGCTGCGGTCCAGATGTAGCCATAGCGCGTCCTATGGCTGCCAGGCCGGCGCGACCGGCCATGGCGCCCACCATCGGATTGACCGACTTAATAGCCTGGTTCTTCCCGAATTTGGCGAACTCAGCACGAAGCTTCTTCTCCATTTCTGGGGTTGTTCCCGCTGGGCGCTTGGGTGGTTTACTGTTTCTCATAACCTAGTAAGTGAGACAAAGTTAGTAGATTTACCCTCGAACAAAACACGTGAAAGATGGCTGGTAAGAGCAGTAAGGTATTAGCTGTTGCTAAGTTTGTAAGCAAGAGCAAAAAGCGCGGGAAGCACTCCAAGAAGGCTTCCAATAATAAGGCATCTAAGAACTACTCCAAGCCATACAACGCACAAGGACGATGAGCTTAAGGAATTTACAGGAAGCTATCGGTGTAACAGCTGATGGCGAGTTTGGTCCTGCAACGTTGCGTGCAGCAGCGAAACACTATGGTATGTCGCCGGAGCGTGCAGCGCACTTCTTCGGACAGACGGCTCATGAGACGGGAGGCTTCAGATTGTTCTCTGAGAACCTCAACTACTCTTCTGAGGGTCTTATGAAGATTTTCAAGAAGTACTTCCCCACGAAGATACTGGCTGACAAGTACGCACGTAATGCTGTTGGCATTGCCTCTAGGGTATATGCCTCCCGCATGGGCAACGGTGACGAGGCTACGTTTGATGGATGGAAGTACCGTGGCCGTGGTGCACTGCAGCTGACGGGTAAGTCCAACTACGAGGCGTTTGCCAAGTGGCTGAACAAACCTGAGCTGTTGGATAAGCCAGATGCTGTTGCTACTGAGCACGCATTCGACAGCGCTCGCTTCTTCTTTGACCGTAACAAGTTGTGGGACATCTGCGACAAGGGCGTCAGCGACGAAACCATCCTGGCTCTCACGAAGCGAATCAATGGCGGCACGCACGGTCTTGAGGACCGCGCTAGCCGCACCAAGCAGTATTACAGCTGGTTGAAGTAAGTTTTTGCAAATATTGCAAATCCATGCTTCAGCTATTGACTTTACGAAAAATATGAACTAACTTCGCTCCAGTCGAAGGACACCGCGGTAGCACACCCGACATCGCCGACGCACTAGCGTCGCCCCTGTCTCAAAACAGGGGCAGAGCAACGGAGAGCACAACGAACGCAGGACGCTGGCACCACTACGCCAAACCACCTCAGCGACACACCGCCGCAGAACCACCGAAGTACAAACAATACAGGCGCACTATGCTCTGACGTGAGCAGCCTATTTTTTTTGCACATCATTGCACCAATGCGGTCAATGACAGCTATATTCACATCCATGAAACGCTGTCCTGGCTGCGCTACCCTAAAGCCACTCACAGAGTTCTCCAAGAACAAACGAAAATCAGACGGCCTACAGTCGTCCTGCAAAAGCTGTTCTGCCCGCAGGTCAGCATCGTGGTACTCATCTAACAGCCATACTCGCGTAGCACAAAACAAATCCCAACGCGACCGAAACAGAGCATTCGTAGACCGCTACAAACGCCTACACGGCAAATGCACAGACTGCGGAATAACAGACCCACGCGTCCTCCAGTTCGACCACCTGTCCGACAAAAAGAACGACGTCTCATCCATGATTTACTGCGGCAACTCCATCAAGGTCATCAAAGCCGAAATACGCAAATGCCAAATCCGATGCGCCAACTGCCACACCATCATCACAGCACAAAGACGCACTATTTAGAGCCATTCTAAACAACGAAAATACCGGGAAAAATTTTTGAGTCATGTGGAGGTTGGGGAGAACATACACATAGGGACGTGGGCACGCACGCACCCAAACGCGCAGCGCGCATACACGGGGGTGCGCATAATGCGTAAACGCACACACATTCTGGCGTTTGCACCTGGTCGCGCACAGGATGCACGCAGAGGGGCGCCTGACAGACGCACGATTCCGCGCGCCATACGTACAGAGGGGGCGAACACACCACACCCACAAAATCACCCACACCAAAAAATCCACGCAGAAGACCCAAATGGGTAACGCATAGGGCAGAGTACCACACAAGGGCAGATAGTGCAGCAGAAGCCAAAAAAAGGGCAAAAAAAAAGCCGCCCGAAGGCGGCCTAAAGGTCGGCGGTGGTGGTTCACCCTTGCGCTATGTGGTCAAGCAGGCAGTTGTGTGCGCCGTGTCCGTACTCATCATGCAGGCGGGCATAGCCCTTCTCGTAGATGCCCTCGGCGTACAGCACCGCGCCTGTGAAGTACAGGTCTTGCACAAGTTCAGAGTGCCGCTCCACGTTGGCGATTGCGCCTTCCTCGCTCTCGTATCCGCACTCCTCGCAAGTGTGCGTGGCTCCGCACCCATACGCATCACATCCGCCGTCGTGGTCGGGCGCAAATCGCTCGTACACATACACGGCGAGGGCGGCCGCTTGTTCGCCCACAGCGTAGGCTGTCGCGCCTTGTGCCTGCGCCTTGAGAATTTCGGCGGCCTTCAGCGTTACCTCAATGTTAAATTTTTGCTCGTTTTTCATGGTTTCTTGTGGTTTTGATTAGTTCAGCAAACCTACGGGGCCAATGTTATCCCAGCGTTAACCAATGTTATCTTTTCGTTAAATCTTCCCTACGTGTGTGCGTGTGTGCGCTCGCTCGCGCGCCGTGTGCGCTCGGTAGGGTAAGATAAGATAATAGGGGGTGGGTATCACCCACCCTGTGCGCGTGCGCCCGGGCGGGTGTGCGCCTGGGTGTGTGCGCCCGTGTGTGCCTGCACGCCTTACGTGAGATTCGTGTTCCAACATCCGTGTTCCAACAGCCTTTCCAATGTTACCAAATCGTTAAGTTTCGGTTATCTTTTTGGTTTCGGTTTGGATATGTCAATTTTTTTTAGTTTATTACCCTCCTTTCCGTAGGGAAGGAGGGATACTAAACTATTTTCTCGTGGTGGGCTGTATGGTCGGCTCAAAACCACCCCAACCGGCAGCAAACGGCCTAAAAACGGCCTCAAATCAAGCCTGCATTTCGTAACCTTCGCTTAACATTGCCTTCGGCAATCAAGGCGCGTGCGCGTGGACACGCCTGCGCTTTCGCAGCCTCTGGCTGCTCAACGCGCGAGGGGCTTTCGGCTCGGTTGCCGTGTTCCTGCGTGAGCGGCGGGGCGCACGCATACGTACGCTACATACGTACGCGCTACACGCGCGCATTTGAAATCTTACCGAAGGTAAGATTTAACGTAAAGATAACGTATCCTTAACACTCACTTAACATTGGCCCCCTACGTTTGCATTGTTCAACCGACTAACCAAATACCGACCGACCATGAACAAGAAAATCGCAACCGCCCTTTCAGCCCTTGAGCGCAGCATGGGCATTGACTTCGTGCTTGACTTGTACGATGACTTCCTCGCTACCGACGCATTCGCCTCGTATGCAGGGTTCCGCGACCGCCTCACTGCCGCCTATGCAGACGCCTCACCCGAATGGGCAGACATCATCCGTGGCCAGGCAGACGTGTACTGCAACCGCGCCGCCCACAAGGCGGCTATCGTTGACCTCAACACCTTTGAGCAATGAGCCGGTACACCACCCACTCCGACCCCTCACGCTACGGCACCGAGTGCGTAGTCCGTGTGCAAGGCTCGCCGTCGCTTGACGGCGGCACGTCAGTACGCCGCACCGACCGCAAGGTGCGGGGTAAGCGCAAGGCAGATGCTGTTGAGCTGTTCGTAGCGGGGCGAATAGACCGCCGCGAGGAGCGCAGGGTTGAGCAGCTGCTTGACCGGCGAGCAAAGCGGGGGCGGTAAGCCCGCCCCTCACTTACGGGATATGTGGCGACCACACGTAAAACGGACACGAAGGGGATACCTATGCCCCTTCCTATGGGGGTATCGCATAGCAGCAATTGCAGCAGATTGTAACTCTGCCGCCTCACGGCTTCGGTGGTGCGAGTCCACCTACCCCCACAACGCCCAAGTGTGCAGGGCGCGAGATGCACACACATATATACATAACACACGAACACATGGCTGTAAGCGAGCAACAGCGCATACGTATGGCTACCCATGCCTGCATGTATGCAGACGAGAGGAGCAAGGCGTACCAGGACGCGAAGGCATACCTGGACAAGGTGCATGAGCAGTACGGCACTATTGACCCCGTAGTAATTGCGGAACTAACACGATAAGAGAGATGATTGAGATGGAAACGAAAAACGCATGGACATACTTCACTGGGCTACCCAAAGATGCTGCCGACTTTGCAGACGAGTGGTCTTTGATGCTCGGCTCACGGGTTGAATACAAAAGAGTTCGCAAAGTGTTTAGTTCAAGGTTAAGTAAATTCCTACATACCTACCGCCTTGAAGCGCAGGTAACGCAGGAGCAAGTGGATGAGTACGACATGAATTCTGATTGGGTAGTTAATCTCTAACACAATGAGTGCGCTTGTATTTGTGCTGTCCGTGATTGTGCTTACTTCCGCTGGTTGTGGACTTGTGTCCAGGCTTATCGGGAGAGAAAACTTAACGAAAAAATAACCTGGCCTTAACATTCAGGTAACATTGGAGTTGTAGGTTTGCAGTAACGATTTAGGGGACAGAGTGGCGACCACACGATAAACGGACTATGGGGTGTATGCCGTGCGTTTTGGTTTGGATTGGTTCATTGGTACGTAGCGGCGCGGTGGTTCGTGACCATGCACCCCTCAAAGCCCATACGTGCAGGGCTTGATGATGCACGAAACACCTATGCCTACGGGGTGTAATACGTAGGCAAAAATGCTTGATGTGTAATGAGCAAATTCAATATCGGCGACGTAGTTCGCCTTGACCTTAATGCGCCATACGAAGGCTCGTGTAACATTGCGCCACCTATGCGTGAGTTCCAGGGACAGGAAGGCGTAATCATTAACTCCTTCATGGGGACTGATGACGCTCCGCGATACACGATTCGCGGTATGGTAGGATGGGTATATGTGGATGAGTGGCTTACGCTTGTGAGCGCCGCCTCTCCTGCGCAAGATGAAACATTAACACCAAATGAAACAGTCATGGTTATTACATACGACGGCACAGAATATCAACAGGCAGAGTGCCGTATTCTCACCGAGCCAAGCGAGTTCGCAGGCCAGTGGGCACGACGCGTTGACACCACGACCGCGTTAGTGCGAGAAGGGCGCGGACACCGCGCATCAGTAGAGCGAGTTGTCCTACTTGACAACGAGTGGTCAGACCTTGTAATAGAAATCGCTGGCGACCTGTACCTACACGAGTCCGTTGACGAGGATGACTACGTGCTTTGCGGTGGGGGCAGTTGCGACGGCGAGTACATCTGGCATGAAGATTCCATCTATGCCGCAGACGTACAAGAATACTACCACGAAAGTGATGCGGGTGAGTACGTATTCTGGCACGAAGGCCCAGAGGAGTACCGCACCGATGAGCCTGCGAATGATAACCACGACTACCACGGCGGCCCTCGTCACGACTTCAGCACTTCAGATACCTTGTTCACCATTGGCTTTGAGGTTGAGAAAGAGGACTCCGATATGTTCAGCTACGACTTGAGTGAGGTAGACCGCACTCGTTGGTCACGTGAACACGACGGCTCACTTGACAGCGACACGGGCTTTGAACTTGTGTCACCCGTGTACGACCTATTTAGTTCCAAACTTGACGACGATATTGCGAACAGCCAACTTTTGCGCGACCACATCAACGCCGACTCCTCAACGAATTGCGGTGGTCATATCAACTTCGGCAAGCGTGGCACTTCAGGCAGCGAATTGTTCAAGCAGTACGCCGCGTTTATGCCGCTGTTCGTAGCCTTGTACCGCAAGCGTGCTACATCGCGGTGGTCGCGTGCTTACGCCAAGCCAGACCAATACCTTGCCCGCGATGAGCGATACGTAGCCTTCAATATCAAGAGTTCGTATATTGAGTTCCGTATCATCTCACGTGTGCATGACGTGGCTACGCTGCTATGGCGTCGGGACTTGTTCCGCATTATGACCAAGTTCCCCAACGCGACGGCGGCGGATGTTCAGCGTATGATGCTCAACAAGCGCAGTGCATTGCACAAGCACCTGGCCAAGCAGTACGATGAGGAGAAGCTGTTGCGCCTTGTGTGCTGGTACTCGCAGTTCGCTGACGCTATGTACGACACCTTGCAGTTCAGCAAGACCGGGCAGGGCGTGATGATGGAGTTCTTCATCAGCAGCCTCAAGCGCACAAGCAAGCGTATCTCCGTGGCTATCAGCGACGTACAAGAGTGGGCTAACATTGGCTACGACCTTGTGCGAAACATGGGCGACGGCAACTTGTACACCGATAAGGTCAAGCGCATTGACGACAAGGTGCTTCGGTTCCTTGAAAACAAAAAGGGGTAGGCGACTACCCCTTCATCCCCTTTACTAATCTTAATACTATATCTATATGTGTATCGCAATTCTTAATTCAGGCAAGCAAATCAGCAAGAAAAAACTATCTAATTCGTGGAACAACAACGATGATGGCGCAGGCATCCTATACGTAGCCGACGGCAAGCTCATCGCAGAAAAGTTCCCCAATGCACGACTATCGGAGAGCGCGCAGAACTTTGAGAAATTCTACGCACGATATGTAGAGGTGTACTCGCAGTACGGCGACCTGCCCATGCTCATACACTTCCGCATCGCGACCCATGGCCTAACACCGGAGTACCTGCACCCATTCTTTGTGTCCGATTCCGTGGGCTTCATCCACAACGGCATCATCTTCGGCCTCGGCACCAAGGAGCGGTCAGATACCGCAGATTTCGCAGACCTGCTATCGTGCATCAGCATTGACAACGTGGCCACGCTTGACAACCCCTTCATTGAGGAGAGCATCTACCGCTTCATTGAAACCGACAACAAGCTCATCTTCCTTGACGAAACGGGCGACTACCGCATCTTCAACGAGGGTATCGGTGAGTGGGTTGACGGCAATTGGTACTCCAACAAATCACACACCTACGACTCACTTGACTTTGACCGGGGCTACGGAGCATACGGCAGCTACTACAAAGGCGGCGTTACCACTGGGGCATACGCAACCAAGTACGACGATGGATACTTTGATGACCTTGAGGACAAGCGCATCATGTACCCATACGAGTCCTACTCCACCGATGACTTTGACTACGATGCGCCATTCATTGACAAGACCTTCAAATGCTCAACGTGCAAGCATGACCAAGCAAAGGTCAACTTCAACAGCGAGTGCGTTGATTGCTACGAGTACATCCCGGCCGCAGTCAACGACGTGTACGAAAAACTTGAGGAGATTGAGTGGAACAACAGCTTCAAGCAGAGCGGGACTACTCACTAATTAACATCTAAAAATAACCAGATATGCCACGCACAACACAAGAACCTATACAAGAGTTAACGATACCGATTGATGGAAACTCATTGATTCGCTTCTCGTATGACTACGACCCAAGCAACCCGCAACTGGGCGACCGCGTTATGCTGTCGCCTAATTGCCCACGTATATCATGGTCTGAGAATCGGTTCGGAAACGAGTACGAGATTGTTTCCATTATCTCCAACTCCACAGTCCGTATCCGCTCACCATTTGATACAAGTATTGAGACACTCCAATTCCATACGGATTGGCTGGAACCTGCGCCGATGAACATAGAACCAGGTACGCGAGTTCTTTTCCACGACTTGCGGACAATGGGGGGTATGTATCGCGACCGAGACAATATCAATGGCCTCATGGTTGATGTTGTTGCAAACCAATGGCGGCAACCAATTACCATTGATGGAGACGCCAGTTTGGCGTGGTCAGGCAGGTACTTCTTTGTTTGTCAAGACGGAGAACAAAGCCCAAACACATGGCATCGCGATTGGATGTACATAACCAGCAATCCTGCACGTGAGTCCGCGAGTGACACCAACTCAATTCCTCGTGCAGGTGACACAATCATCATCACAACAGGGGACAGAACAGGAGTCAAGGCTTTCGTGAAGAAAGTTGAGCGCACGTGGGGAGGATACAACACACACGTAGTTTTCCTTGACAAGGCAAGCAAGACACACTACCCGATGGCTTGCCGAGTGTCCAAGCGCAACGGAATTGTATTTGAAAACCAATAGCCATGAGCTTCTACGTATTCAATAGGGAAACGCTTACGTATCGTAGGCTTCCCTTGTCTAAAACCATAGCCAAAGGGGCGGCCTTGATAGCCGCCCTCTTTGTCTTACTATCAATCAATGTGATAGATTCTACCGAGTACGAGCGCATCCTTCAGGTGCGAGGCATGGGCAATCAGTTCAGCGAGGAACGCCTACGTTCCAAGCTCAGCGAGCTGAACGTGCGGTTCGTTGACGTAGCTGTTGCCCAAGCCAAGCTGGAAACAAATACGTTTAGGTCAAACATCTTCGTGGAGAACAACAACCTGTTCGGCATGAAGGAGGCGACCATGCGTATCAACCTTGCGAAGGGCAGCCAACACGGCCATGCCTACTACGATACGTGGGAGGATAGCGTACTTGACTATGCGATGTGGTGCGCATCATACGCCAAGCATTGCAGAACCGATGAGCAGTTCCTTCAGCTGCTCAACGGATACTACGCCGAAGACCCGAACTATGTAGCCAAGCTACGTACCATAATGAGCCGAGGCTAATGAGGTTCGTGGACTTTGCAGTGCGATGGATAGCAGGGAACTTGTCCATTCCTTTTTGGATGGTGGGACACGTTCACCTATCAACCAATGTATATCAAGACATCCACGAAATCGTAGCGTCCATGGGCATGAACATCATTGTAGCCATTGGATTCTACCTGGAGTGGAGAGAACATAACAACAATAAGAAATCATGAAAGAAGAAATGTCAATCGTTCCGCTTGACGCATTCAAGCACACCTTCTCGTTCATCTCGCTACCACTGGCGAGCGATGGCGCAACACGCATCGGAGTACACGCTACCGCATTGTTCAACCGAGGCGAGTCAATCACACCTGGCGAAGCGAGGCGACGAGCGCAAGAACTTAAAGGCCAGCGATATATGGGTAAGATACCAGCGGGAGAGCTGCCGTATTTGCCGACGACTGACCAAGAGATAGCATCGGAGTACTTCGCATTCAAGTATAACTCAAGGTTCGCGTTGCGACTTGACATCCTTGAATTGCGCAAAAAGTACAGGATTAAACACATGAAAGAAATACTTTATGGAACACAATAGCGGCTGACAATCAACGAGATACAATCAACTTGCAATTTTTGCTGAAACAAAACTTGCGCAATTCACTTTTTTAACTAAACCTTTGTATTAACAAATTCAAAACCATTTTATGAAACAATATGTGATTAACATCCCCAACCCAATTCAAGGAAAGGGAGCCAAGGGATTCAACCGCAAGCCCAAGCGCGGACAGCCTACATTCTCTACGTTCATCTGCTATGCGGAGAACGACAAGCGAGCGCGTGAGCTGACCGCAAGCCACTTTGGCCTACGCAAAATACCCGACGGCACAAGGCTCACCGAGGTAGCATCAGACCCTCGCATGAAGAAGGAGCTGTTCATTGATATGTCTGCATCCACACCAGTGGAAAGCGTAGCCACACAAGAGGTTCTTCCGCTTATCCAGACGTACGAGGTTGTAGCGAAGCAACGCATCAGCTTTGTTGAGACACTCACCATAGTTGTAGAGGCTACGAGCGAGGAAGAAGCGGCGAAGACATTGCGTATGTATCAGGCAGGCGAGATGCCCGCAAATGCAATCAGCATTGGCGACGTAAGCCGTAGCGACGTGGACATTGAAAACGAACAGGTGTTCATCAATGCAATCGCTTAGGATAGATGAGGGAATGGGTGCGGAGTTGGCCAAGTTAGAGGCCAACATCCGCCTCATTACTAATTACAGCAACATAATGCACCTTACACTCATCCGCATCAAAGCAGAGGAGTGCCTGTTAGAAATACAAGAAATCAAGAAATACATAGAGCTACATGAGCAATCAAGAACCGAACTTCAACCCACGACGTAAGCCGCCATTCATCATTGAGGCACTTGCATGGCTATTCATTCACATCCCATACTACGCAGTATTCTATTTCAGTGTGCGCATACTTGGAGACCTAATCAAAACAAACTTCATGCAATGAGCAGCGTAGGCGACAAGATTCTGGACATACTGAATGTTACACCAGACGACGACACCAACAGCATCATTGCAAAGACGATGGTGCTTCAAGCACGTAAGGAGTCAAACTTCATGGACTTACTCATGAGTGAGCCAGCGTCGCAGGTCATGTGGATAGACAAATTCTCTGACGACACACCGCTTGCTGTCAAGTACCAGGAACTTGAAACTATATCTTCGTTTCTTAGAACACTCAAAGTAATTCGCAATGTATATGTTGAAGAAGGCTGGCTCTAATGCAGACGAACGTAAGCTGTCGTACACCGAATGGATGATGAAGATTCAGTCGGTTTACTACGGATGCGATGTGGAACTTGACAAAGGAATTGCACGAGATATGCAGCATTCTTTGGCCAAGTCAAAATGATTTCGTAACTTTAATCAATTCAAATTCAAACAAATGGCTTATCAGCTTAAGACAACAAACATCAAGGGTAAGGAATACGTTCAGGTGAACGAACGCATCATTGCCCTGCGCAAACTGCCCGAGTACAAGGGCTATTCTATTGAGACCGAAATGGTAGCGATTGACTCAGATATGTGCGTCATGAAGGCGACCATCCGCGATGCCAAAGGCGGCATCGCTGCTACTGGCTTCGCACAAGAAGACCGCTCATCGTCTATGATTAACAAGACATCGTACGTGGAGAACTGCGAGACATCGGCCGTAGGTCGTGCGCTTGGCTTCCTTGGTATCGGTGTTGAATCATCTATTGCAACAGCCGAGGAGGTATCGCTTGCTATCGCCAAGCAGGATATACCCGAGAAGCCCAAGGCTAAAGCTGCGCCTGCTGCAAGCCTTGACCTTGAGAAAGCCGCTGAGCATATCAAGGCAGGAACTAATGCACCAGAGCGCAAGAAGCGCTTTGACGCAGTGATGTCTAAGTATGGTGATGTCATCACTGAGGAGCAGGCACATTCTCTGCGCTTACACGTAACGGCCTAATGTTAGTACAAGCGTTGGGATTGTTAGCGTTTGCAATCGGGATGATTGGGGCCACCGCCATCTTGGCGTGGCTCCTCTTCTCCGATGAACCATCAGATAGGAGCGACGAGTAATGGTCAATAAGAGAACATACCTTTTCGGTACAATACTATCTATTATCGGTCTATTTGTAGCCGATGATGCAGCCATGAAGATGGCGTTCGTAGCGTTCGGAGGATTCTTAGCTGTTGCCTATACCTTCAACAAGGACAGAGAATGAAGAGCGAGGCAGAGCTTAACGAGTGCATCATCAAGATGGTAGCTTGCCTTCAGGTAGGCCTTGAATACATGGATGATTTCACCCATAGTAAACTATACAGCAAGGGTGCTAAGTTCCACGCCAAGGCATTGGTCAAGGAGCTTGAGTCCAAGCTTGGACTGGTGTACAATCAGTTCCGTGATGGCGAGGATGAGGATACCTACCTCAACATTGAGCGCGGCATCCGTGAGTTTGTCTCTCAGCCTATCGCTGACATCTACGCAGCTGGAGAGCGAGAGCCGGCGATTACGCCGTGCTCCGCTCACGCTCGTGACCAAGAGTGGGAGGAGAAGGAAGAAGAGATGAACAAGCGAATGGACATCATCGGAACCAACGGCAACGAAGGAGAACACTACCAATACCTTGAGCAATGACAAGAGTGTTTCTCATAGACATTGATGGTACGATATGCGACGACATCAAGAACGAGGACAGCCATCTGTATGCCAGTGCATCTGCTTATCCTGATGCGCTTGACATCATCAACAAATGGTACGACGAGGGTCATGTGATTTCATTCTTCACTGCAAGGGAGTCAAAGGACAAAGCTGTTACTGAGCAGTGGCTTAGCGACAATGGCTTCAAGTACCACGGACTGGTGATGGACAAGCCACGCATCAAGGATGGCCAAGAGTACGTATGGATTGACAACCGGAAGGTTAGAGCTGTTACTTACTTGGGTACTTGGTCAGAACTAAAAGAAGTAGATGCTAAAATTCAAACATTCCAATGAGCAAGTACACTAACAGATACGGAGACGAGTTCACGTTTGAGAAAAACGAGAACGGAAACATTGACTGGAAGGGAGACCACAGGTACGTAAGGTACGGATGGGATGACTCTGGTAAGAAGATATTCGTAGACCCGAGCGGAGGCCCATTCATAGGCATAGGAGCGGATATGTCTCTATATGGACTTAAAGGAGTCGCGTCAGGATTCGTTGACCACGGCGACTATTGGGAGATTCTAATTGAGAATGACGCGCCGTGAGTAAAGATGCAATCGTTGACCTAATCAATCAGACGTTAGGAGTGAAACGACTAACCAAAGAGGAGGAGAAAGACAAGGCAATCGTTGACCTAATCAATCAGACGTTTGTGATTGAGAAGGCAGTCGTTGACCTAATCAATCAGATGTTTGTGATTGCTGGACACGACGTGACCTACGACGACATCGTTGGCGTAGACAATTGGTTTCAGCAGTACACTATGACCGTTGAGCAGGGAAACGAACTGAAGGAATGGGGTAAGCAGTACCTTATGCGAGAACTCAAGATGCGAGCAGCTCAAGCCGAGAAGGAGATGCTGTGGTTCAGTGTAATGTGGGGGCTGAAGTATTCAGACTTTGACGAACATATTAAATCAAAAATTAAAACCAACGAGAAATGAAAGCAATCTTAATTGACGAATTGATAAAAGACCAACCAGCCTCAGAATCAGTATCACTAGTGATTGACGGTAAACAACTTGCTGGGTGGCAGATTGCTAAACCTCTCAACTATACTAAGCAATATACTACACTCAAGGAAAGGTTTGTAATGGCAAAGAAAGTATTGTTTGGACAAGCAATAGCCGTACAATTCTTTTCTGACTTGACAGAGCAAGAAAAAATTGCATATGTCAAAACTAAACTTTAACACCAACGAGAAATGAAATACAAAAAGAAACCAGTAGTGATTGATGCTGTTCAATGGACGGGTGAGAATCACAGAGAAATGTTTGACTTCCTTACCGAAAATGCTTTTGATAAGGAATCAATGCAAGTAAGTGGAGAGCACTTTTACATTGACCACAATAAGGTTGAGGGTGGATTAATCATCAAAACACTAGAAGGAGAGCATCTTGCTTCTATCGGAGACTTTATTATCCGTGGAGTCAAAGGTGAATACTACCCTTGCAAGCCAGATATCTTTGAGCAGACCTATGAGAAAGTTGAAGACACTCATATCTGGACTGGTAATGAATGGTGGAAAGGCGGAACTATTACTGTTCCTAACGGAACTGGTGATTTAGTCCCGTATCATACTATCTGTGGATGTAATCCTGCTAATGGCGGAAGTGGTATTTGTGGATGTATTATGGGAAACAAAATGGTTAGAAAAGGTGATAGCGTTATTACAGGCACTACAACCGACACCGCTTATATTCCCGATAATGCAAACATCTCTTACACCAACGAGAAATGAAAATCAGCACAGGAAAATACGTTGACCAGTTCGCCATCGGTGTAACGTGGTTACGATACCCGAACGTAACGTGGTCAGTCATATTTGACTTGGGCCTATGGTACATTGAGGTGTCTAATGAAGACATGAACTACGAGCCAGACTTGTCAAGAGTATTCCCAAACGTGGTCAAGTGCGACAGATGCGGCTCACCCAATCGTGTATACTCAAACGTCAAACAAGATGGTGACACGTGGAAGTTTGAAAGCGTATGTTATGAATGCTTAGAATTTGAAGAACATCAAAAGAATGGAACAGACAGCGATGAAGGAACTGCTTGAGTTATGCAAGCATTACAAGGCTACATTTCAAAACCCTATTGGTAAGGTGATTGAAAAGATAGAGGCCGAGCTTTTGGAGAAAGAGAAGCAGCAAATCAAGGATGCCTTCAACTTCGGTGGCGAGTACAACGAAGAGTGGGACAAGGCAGCCGACCAATACTACCACGAAACCTATGGAAGCTGACGAAATCCTTGCATTGATTTCCTTGGCGATGTCAACGCTTGCGCTGGGATTCCTTGCTGGAATCCCAATCATGAAATACTACTACAAACAGATACTTGATTCCGAGACTGAACACAAGCAGCAGCAGTCATATCTGGCTAACAAAATCTTCAAGCTAAGGCTTCGTCTAAAGAAGAAAAAGAAGTGATGGAAAAAATTAAGGTTTCTCAGGATATTCTTGAGCAATACAAGAAGGCGCAATACAATCGGAACGTATGTTTGTACAGCCGTAGAGATACCGAGGCCAAGTACTGGGAAGGATATGTCAACGCACTTAGTTTAATCATAGAGAAATTGAAATGAAACCATCAGAATACCTTGAGTATTTCAAGGAACACCCACACATCAAGAAGAAGGAAGCCGAAATGCTTGGCAGCCGAATCATGTCCAACTACGGCAGCTCATACAACGTGCCAGCTATGGTTACGGCAATGGAAGAACTTGAGAAAGCAATCAGCATTGTGGACATGATAGAAACCAAGCAGGCAAAAGAGGTTGCTGACCAGCTTCAAGGCGCGTACAATTCAATAAGCAACAAGTACCACAATGGCTAAGAAGAAAGACAAGTGGATTCGCCAGATGATTGAACGCACTGGCAAGCCATACCTATCCTACAGCTCCATCAAGTACGCGCTCCAAGACATCGCGCTCTTTGAGATGTACATGATGGGCAAGCTCAAGAAGGACAGCGAGGCGTTGCAGTTTGGTAGCGCATACGACTGCCAGCTATTTACCCCCGAAGCGTTTGATGAACGCTTCTTCGTGATGGATGATACTGAGATAGTGTCTAAGCTGTTGGCTGATGGAGCCAAGAGCCCACGAGCTACAAGCATCTACAAAGAGTGGAAGAACGAAATGGACGCATCTATTGGCAACCGTGCCATCTTGAGCCTTGAAGACCATCAGCAAATCATTGACATGGTTACACGACTCAATGACTGCGGCATCGTGGAAATCTACCTGAGCGGAGACTACCAAGTGGAATTCAATGAAGAGGTAGACGGAATCCCTTTCAGGGGATTCCTTGACTGCAAAGGAGACGGATTCATCTCCGACTCCAAGACAACACGTTCAATGTCGGTGTTTCGTTCCGACGTAAGATATCTAGGGTACGATATTCAAGCGTACCTTTACTGCAAGGTCTTCGGATACGAGGACTTCTACTGGGTGGCCCAAGAGAAGTCTTTTCCCTATGTCCCTGCCGTATACAAAGCATCGGAGCAAACCCTTCGCTTCGGTGAGGAGAAGTTCAATCGGGCGATTAACACCATCCGAGAGCACTTTGAAAAGGACAAGCCATCGGCTTCGTTCTACCTTGAAGGGGAAATTTAATTGTCAATCAAAATGGAAAAGAAAGACATCTATATCGGATACGTAGGCGAGCTTAAGACTTACGAATCTGGCGTACGCAAGTACTCAATCTCGTTCAAATCTGAACAGCTCGACGAGCTCAAGAAATACCTGACCGCTCGCGGCAGCGTGAACCTTGACTTCGTCATCAAGACGGACGACTCTGCGTTCGTGAGTGTATTCAACCCGCACGCTGCGGCCGCTTCAAAGCCCGCTGCGAACAAGGCTAAAATGCACCGCGACGACGACCTACCTTTCTAAATAGCAAAAGAATGTAGCGGCAGCAAGTTGGTTACGCCATGCAATAGGTTGTTCCGGTGGGGCATGGCGGCCGCTCTTTCTTTTCACTATCATCTCTTTCTTTTTTCGTGGAATACAATTCTGATTTCCGTCATGACCTACGCATCGGCCTTATGGGCGAGCTGCTCCTGGGCAAGCTGCTCAGTAACACAACCGTTGAGGTCAAGCTCGACTTTGGAACGCACCGAACTGGGAACTTCTACATTGAGTATTCTTCGCGTGGCCGGCCTTCAGGCATAGCCACGACCGAAGCAGACTACTGGGTTCTGATTGCGGCATCCGAAAAAGGATGCCGACACAAGGAGAACGAAGTCTTCATGGAAGAAGATGATATTCTGTACTTGGTTACCATTTCAACGAAGAGGTTGAAGGACTTATGCAGAACTAAGTATGAGCGCAAGGATGTGCCGGGCGGAGATGAGAATACTTCGCGTGGTGTTCTAATCAAAGCAGTTGACTTACTATGACACTATATGACCTTCAGCAGTTCTTCCTCAAGAAGAACGAAGACGAAATGAACCAATTCATGAGGATTGCACAAGCAAGACTCAAAAGCATTTACAAGTTCCCGCCTCAGCGACTTGCTGTCGCTTCAAAGATGTATGTTCGTTGGATAAACAGGAAAGCAGATGAAGCAGGGAAAAAGGCGTAGCGACTTCTATCAGTCGTATCAAATCGCTTACGATGAAAATTCAAATCAATGGAAACTAACATGGGAAAAGAAACCAATAATGAGCGGGACAAAGGAGTATCTGGAACACTATCTAAATCTTCTAACTTGCAACGGGAACATAATAGCTTAGACAACGATATAGCTGTCGCCGTATATGGTACGCTAAAGAGCGGGTATGGAAACAACATACTACTTGAGAAAGCTACAATGGTTGGCAAGGGGAACACCACCGAAAAATTCCCACTAATCATTCGCAGCGGAGGACTTCCGTTCTTGCTGTACAAAAAGAACCAAGGACACAACGTAGAGGTTGAGCTGTACCTGGTCAACAAAGACACACTGCGCAGGCTTGATATGCTTGAGGGACATCCAGATTGGTATCGCCGCCGAGAGATTAGCGTTACCATCCAAGAGATAGACACACCCATCACGGCATGGGTATACTTTGGCCCTAACGAATACGATAACCTTACATACTATGAGCGATTCTAAATTCTTCGTTGAAATCGGGAGCTGCGACTTCGGCACCCTAAACCACCTTGCCTACAAAGGATGGCAAGGGATGATTATCGAGCCTATTGAGAAATACCTCAACAGACTTGAGCGTCTGGAAGGAGTACACTATGTCAACCGAGCGGTGGACATCACGGCTGCATCCAAGACGATGTACACCTACAAGGACAGCGTTTGCGATAACGACCGAGACTTCAGTGGCATGAGCTCTTTTGCTGAATATGTGATTGATGCAAACCGAAGTCTCGTTGAGCCTGTGCAGGTGCGTACGTCTACCTATACGGACATCATGTTAGAGTACGATGTGAAGCGCATTGACTTCCTTAAGATTGATACAGAGGGTCACGACTGGGTGATTCTTCAAACGGCAATCTATGAAGGCCCATTACGACCAAAGGTTATCAAGGCTGAGACCAAGCACCTTGGCCAATACAAGAGTGCTGCCGTCGCGTTTCTTGAGGAACGCGACTACCTGGTGTATCAAGAGATGGATGATTTGTATGCAATTGATTTAAGAAAATGAGACGAGAGAAAATCATAGAAAGAACCATAGACACTTTTGCTATGGTGAACGACGTGAGCGTTAAGGAACTATTCACCGATGCCCGCAGACGCACACTAATTGACTGCCGCAGGATGATTTACGCATATCTGCGGGAGAACACAGCAATGACTCTGCTGGAAATTGCACAGGTATTTGAAAAGAACCACGCAACATCGCTATTCCACATACGTAGGCACGATGAGCTAATGGAGAAGACCGAGCGAGGCAAATGGTTATACCCAAAGTATGCAACGACTTATGAGGAGGGAGCTGCAATCCTAAATCGCCTAATCAAAGAGGCGTTGAACGGAAAGAAGTTCTCAATGTACTTATTGATATACCGACACTTTGACACACAGGAGAAATCAGAATTCAAGATTACATCGTCAACAGTAGCTGATGCTATCTATCAGTATGAGGCTGTCAACAACACGGAAAACCTTGAACTAATCTCCGCATCGCTGATATGATTATCTCCGACAAGCTGAAGTGTATATTCATTCGTATACCAAAAACTGGTAGTACTACGATTGAGAATCTGTTGATTGAAGCTGACCCAGCGTGCATTAGCTCTAACAATGGAACGCCGCCGTATGGCCACGATGGATATCACGTCGTTAGGGAAATGGCAGGAGAAGAACGATGGAACTCATATTTCAAGTTCGTATTTGTCAGAAACCCATACACTTGGTTCTTGAGTAGCTACTCTGACCACATGAACTACAGCCTTGAAGATGTGTGGGGAGTGCATGAAATTTTACAAAAAAATCATGCATTGCCCCTGCCGTGGGATAGCACAATCAATGGCGCTAAAACGCTTGCTCACGTAGCCATGATGCAGTTCTGGCACCACGGAGATTTCTTGGGAGGCAAGCATGAAACTCTGGTAACACAGTCAGCATGGGTGCCAAGCGACATTGACTTCGTTGGTAAGATTGAGAGCTTTGATGTTGACTTGGAAGTTGTGTCCGAGGCAATAGGCATGAAGCTGAGCAAGAAGCCAGAGAAAGAAAATAGAAGCTATTCAGAAAGGTTCAAGCTAGACGAAGAAGGTAAGCGAATCATAGCCGCATTGTATCATGACGACTTCAAGCGGTTCGGATACGACTTCTGATAGCCTTGGACAGATGATATACCTGCACAAGCTGCAGGTATTCTGGCACACCAAGAAAGGAAAGAACCTTATATCAAACACGAAGGGCACCCAAGAGGTGCCCATTCAAATAGTATCAAGGGCAAAGGACTTACTCTCAATGAATAAGTCAAAAGATATAATGGACTCGCTGCGCTCGGCAGTATTAGGCAACAAGATTGTACACAACTTCCGAGTCATCAAGATATTTGAGAGCAAGCCAATATCTCGTTCGTTTCACCACAAAGAAAAAGACTACGATAAGGAATTCAAATGAGCAACATTACAATGTTTCAATCCGTCACCAAGACGGATAAGCCACACTACATAGATGTAAATGCTGCCCTTGAACGCATCGTCAGCGGAAGAAGCATGGAGAACATCCTGGCGATACGCGCCGGGAACTCCGAGCTCAAGCGCTCACTTCCAGTAGCTCTTTTCTCTGGTGTATTTACCACAAGAAAGGACGATGCGCTCGAGACACACAGCGGACTAATCGTACTTGACTTTGACCACGTAAACGCAGAAGCATCAAAGGCTCTCCTATCTACAGACGAATACGTTTTTGCCTGCTGGATATCCCCATCTGGCGAGGGACTGAAAGCCCTCGTCAAGATAAGCAACCCAGAAAGGCACAGGGAGCACTTTAGGTCGCTCCAGACGTACTTTGATAGCACTTATGGACTCCTGGCTGACCCGTCTGGAGTTAACGAATCTCGTGCGTGTTTTGAGAGTTATGACCCAGAGCTGGTACATAACCCCGACAGCAAGGTATTCGGGGGCATGCTGCGTGAACAACAAGAGCAGCAGGTAGCGCAAATTCAAGAACTACACACCGACTACGAGAAGCTAAACGTCGTAGCTCGAATGGTACGCCGTGCACAAGACGGAGAGAAGCATATCACACTACTGCGGGCAGCCATCCTTTGCGGCGGCTATATTGCCGCCGGTCGGATGGAGGAGGATGAAGCCGAGCGAGTTCTACTACGTGAAATCCAAAAGAAGGAAAACGTAGAGGACTTAGCTAACGCACGTAACACCATCAAGGATGGCATCCTGGAAGGAAAGCAAATGCCAATCCGAGAGGTAATTGAAGATGAGGCACGCATCCGTAGAGAGATGCAAATCAACGACGGAGATATGTCGTTCATCTCATCCGATGATTCTGACTACAACTGGATTGAGAAATTCGCCAAGGGAGAAATCATACGTGGACTTAGCACTGGATTTGAATGGCTTGACAAGCACTTCTTGCTTAAGAAGGAGTTCACCATCATCAACGGACACAGCAACGTAGGCAAGACCACCATGGCGCAATTCCTAATGGTCTCATCAGCTGTCCTGCATGGGTGGCGCTGGGTTGTCTACTCGAGCGAGAACAAGACAGCATCGTTCAAGATGCGCCTAATGGAGTTCCTTCTTGATAAGCCAATTGACATGATGCGCCACGAAGAACGTACAGAGGCGTTCAAGTGGGTGAACAGGCACTTCACCATCATCAGCAATGCGCAGGTGTACAGCTATGCAGACCTTATGGTGTTTGCTGAAAAGCTGGTGCGTCAAGAGCGCTACGATGGATACTTGATTGACCCATACAACAGCTTGAAGATTACCGTAGGAAAGAACAGTTCTGGAATCACATCACACGAATACCACTACGAGGCAGCATCAGAGTTTCTAACCTTCGCTACGCAGAACGATATGGCCGTGTGGGTGAATACACACGCCATCACAGAAGCTGTCCGTAGAAAGGGCCCCGATGGACTCCCAGTGGCTCCGTTTGCCGAAGACACTGAAGGCGGAGGCAAGTGGGTCAACCGTGCTGATTCATTCGTTACGTTTCACCGCAAGGTCTTGCACCCAGAACCAGAGATGCGCTACCGCACAGAGATACACGTGCGAAAGGTTCGCAACACGGAGACCGGGGGTTCACCGACTCCGTTTGACCAACCAGTTGTGTTTCAGCTCAACAACGACCGAACTGGAATGTATCCGTTGTTCGGGACAAAAACTTTCACTCCTATGCATTTGAATTCCAGCCGCATTGTCCTACCTTAGATGAGGTGAACAATGAGACCATTGAGATTATACTACCGAAGCCGCCGAGCCTTAACGCATATTATGCGGGAAGGCACTTCATGGTCAGAAAGAAACACAAGGATGTATACTGGAGAGCCATCGCTACGGCACTTGCTCCATTTGGTAAGTTCCGCATGGAACGAATGTCTATTGCTGTTCGTTACAATTGCCGCTATGACGTTGATAACGCTATTTGTTGCAGCAAGTTTCTTGCGGATTATCTACGCAATCATGGTCATATTCCTGACGACACTCCAAAGTATTATCTTTCACAGGAAACAAGATACGACCCGAGTTTACCTAAAGAGCAATTCATAGCAACCATTACCGCACATGGACCAAGAGGAATTGAGTCGGACCTACTACAAGGCGACATCCAGGATAGCGAACGCGGCGACGTCTCTGTACGAAAGCCTGCACGACGAAGCAGGAAACCCAAGGGTTGACGCTGACCGACTACACAACACCATACGTAAATTCAAAAGAGACATCGACGGAGAGTTCGACATGATTCGGGCTGCACTGTTGGAATACTACGATGATAAAG